ATGCCTCAGTTGAAGGACTGTGGTGGAGATTTAAATAAAAAATGGTATGTGGAATATTCTCTACGAAATCCGCAAACTGGTGAAATGAAGAGGTTTCGGCATTATGATGGATTTTCAGAGTTGAAATCTATAACGGAACGTCGTGTGCATGCGGAAAAAATAATAGCCGAAATTAAGCTGAAATTAGAAAAAGGTAACGACCCTTTCAGTGACAAAACTATTACTTATCAGGATGAATTGATATACCAAATGACAGCTTCACGCTGGGGAAAAGAACGTGAAGCTGTTATATGTGCACGTACTTATCTTTCAGAATTCTTAGTGATGAAAGAAACGGAATTGGCTCACTCTTCCTATCAAACCTATAAATCAAAATTGCGTATATTTTGTGAATGGCTGGAGAATAATAGGTTGGGGGACAAGAATGTACGCTGCATCACAGAAGAACACATTCATATGTTTTTCTATTATATTGCTGATAATACCCATATCAGCCGTAGAACCGTCATGAAGTATAAACAGTTATTACATACTTTCTTTGACTATTTATTAAAGAATAAAAAGGTAATACCTTTCAATCCTGTTATCAATATTCCAAACCTTGGAGAAAAAAGAGATGAAGCTGCACGCCCTATTCCTGATACTATACGTAAGAAACTGACCGATTATATGCGTGAATATGATCCTCAGCTTCTATTAATTTGTGAGCTAGAATATTATTGTGCTATCCGCCCCAAAGAAGGGATTCATCTACTTGTTGGAGATATTAACTTGGAAAACGCAACAATAACCGTTCGACAGGATATTAGTAAGAATGGACTAACAGAAACAGTAAATATACCAAGGCAGCTATATGACGACTTGGCAGACTTATTACAGGTTGGCAGATATCCGGATACTTATTACCTCTTTTCTAATGATGGAATGCCTGGCAAAAACAGATTGGGTAAAAACACTTTGAGATATCGTTTTGATCGCATTCGTGATAAATTAGGTTTTAGCAAAAAATATAAATTATACAGTTTCAAGCATACGGGAGCAGCCAAACTGGTAAATGCAGGAATAAATACTTGGGAGCTTCAAAAACATTTCCGCCATAAGTCAGTAACAACGACAGAGAGATATCTGGCTAAACGATTTGGAGTAAATTCACATATCATAAAAGTAGACTTTCCTGATATGTGATATTTTAAAGCGTAGGAGGTTAATTTATGCCTCCTACATTCCTACTGTCCTACATAATTGATTTATACCTCTTCAATTTCAATTATATTCAATGGTGCATAATAATAAGTTCCTGCCTTTCCTACACCAAAATCAATCCGTAACATCCCGTTTTCCCCTACGGTTACCGTAACAGGTTCGGTAAGGTTGGCTGTATTATTCTGCACACCGGATGTGGGTAAGGCGAATGCCGTCTCATCTGTGTCTGTCACAGCTTTGTATGACAGCGCTTCATTGGGAATGACACGCTGTGCCCAGATGGTGTTGGTGAAGATGCGAACTTTGTAAGTTCCTGCAGGCACCGTAAACGTGATGCTTTCGCTTTTAATAGCATTGGCTCCCATGGCTGAATTGTGCCACAGGTATTCATCGGGGTAAACCCCGCTGTCGTCACCAGTGACCGCACCCTTTAAAGCCGCGCTGGATATCATTACAACCGAGTTTGTCGAAGGTACTGCAGTACCTAATAATTCACCGAGCGTATCATAAATATGGCGTGATTCGGTTATTGCAGCCTGCGACTGGAACCTTGTAATACCCGTTGCTGCATCATAAACAGAGGTAGAAGACGGGATTTCAGCCTTACTCCACCCAAGCGATACAATGGCCTTACGTGTACCGGCTTCCAGTACTTCAATAGTGTCTGACCTGACCTCCGAAACGGTTCCGTCCGGAGCCTTGATCTGACAATAGACCGTCTTAACACCCAATCCTGAAGACAATGAGAATGGAACCTCACTGATGAAATCAATCCATGGCACTTCCGACAGATCCGGGCTTTCACCCAGCCTGTATGAAGCCGGGGCGGTAAATCCGTCAAACACGATGGTTATTTTGACCTCTTGCTTAACAGTGCTGTCGGCATTGTTGTTGATAAGAATGGAGTTCAATCCGAAAGGTCTGTTTAATGCGTCCACACGCTCCTGATATGGCAGTCTCAAGTCATCGCTAAGTCTGGATATCATATATACGGCATCCTCCAGCGTGTCCTGTGAGGGCGATGCTTCAAACGCAGCCACATATTTCTCGGCCAAAGCGGGCAATCCTTGATTGCAGTTCAGGTTGACAAGCAACGTGCCGTCAGCCTGAACGCCGGAGGCAAGATAATAGAGTGTATTCTCTGAGGTAATGCTCTTTACGTTTGAGAAATCAACTCCTGATAATTGCAATGTCATCTCATATCCCTGCCGGAAATTTTTCATGCCCGCAAGACGCAGGCTTATAACCAGGTCGGTTCCGTCATTGCCGACATTGACTGTCGAGAAATGGCGGGTAAAGATATACTCATAGATTTCCTCAAGGGGAGCAATCCAGATGCTGTCATTGCCTCCTTTGCCATAAGTATCATACAGGTAGTCCAGGAAGGGCTTCACTTCCGTTTCCCAATCAATGAACTTGCTGTTTCCCACCTCAATGTTATGCCCGCCTACATTCATCAGGTAGGCGTTGTTTTGAGTGTAGGCATAGTCGGCCTTTTCCTTTAATTGCCCAAGCGTATAGTTGTCATATGTAAGGCGGTTCATCAGGCTTTGTTTGTGTGAGAAGAAACCGTCCCTTAAACCACTCAGGCTGATGCCCGTATCTTTTATCAGGGTTGACATCTGGTAAATATCCGGATTATCATTACCGGCAGATTTGAATGCCTCCGGGTCCTCCTCACCGGGGAACAACAGCAAAAAGGGTGTGAATCCGAGTTTGGACTTGACCTCCTCATTACACATCCGCACTGCCACCACTGCTCCCTCCGCATTATAGCCCCCGGCTCCATGATTCTGAACCCCGTTTCCGAAGTCTATGAATTTCTGCATCTCTTCCAAATGGAAATACAGGCTGCCATTGTAGGTATATTCCAGTGTTGGCGTCTTTCCGTTCAGATGACTGATGAATCCGGAATTGAAGCCGAACCTTACATCACGTCCGCAACCGTCTGTGTAACATAGGAAGCGTGAGGGAACCGCCCCTGTCGTTTTCACCATTCCGTCATGGAATACCCTGCTGTCATCGACCCATTTCTTGTTGACATAGTTGAATATCCTGCTGTACACATAAATCAACGAGTCATCCACCGTCCATGAAAAAGCGAACCGTTTGTTATACTTCAGTTCCGGCATGACGGCCTGTATGCCCGAGACATCCCCTTCCAGCTGAGAGAGCGGAATACGCAACGTGACATCGCTGTAACGCACCGTCTCGGTATAGGCTATCGAAGCCGACCTCACCTCGGACTCGACATTGTCATTCTTCACCTTGACATACAGTGTGACAATGCGGCTGCCGCCGGTAATCGTATAGCTAAAACTGTCTCCCGCATACTCCTGCCACTGAACGCCTGTAAACGTACTGTCCTCGCTGACCATGTAATATTGCGGTTGTTGGAGATCATACGCCATATCCACTGTTATCCTGTCGAATATCGTAGATGCCGCACCTCCATTGACAGATATGCCTGTGAGAATGGTCGGCATATATATATACTCTATCCCGGCACTGACAATTTCCGAGATCTCCGTATTGTTGCGTACCTGCGCATACACCCTGTGTTGCCCGTATGTGCCGTTAAGTGTATAAGTAATGTCCGGAGTCATTTTCTGCCAGGACGCGTCCGCCAGGTCCGGTTGCAGCCCGATACGGTATTCCTTCGCACCGCCGGTATAGTTCATCCGTACATTCAAATCCGGCAGGTATGTCATGGAAGCGCCCCCGTTCAGCAGCAGCGAGTTCAACGTAAGGCTTATTATCTCGATATTCGGGGTGCGGTACTTACCCATATATGCCCCCACCGGGTATGTGGACGGGAACCAGTTTTTGTATCCCCGGAAATCAAACTTGAAATAATCGCCTTCACCTCCTTGTATTAACGGGCTGTCTGCGGAAATGTGCATGATCCCGTTCTCGGAATCGGCTATTCCATAGCCGTCGACGGCTCCGTAGTCTATGACTGCGCTGTCTATCCATACATTGCCGCTTGCCTGCTTTTCCCACTGTTCAATCGTGCCCGCCGCCATATTCCCGAACCGGACAGTCTTATATACGATAAAGTTGTCCTGCGTGTACACTCCCATGATTTGGGACGTGTTGCGGCCATTCAAGGCTACTCCGTTACAAATGACGGTGTTATTGTGTATGAGGATACGCATCCTGTTCTCCGTATGGGAACCGTCCGGGTCTTGCTCAGGGGTATCGACAGAGAATAGGAACTGGATGAATCCTGTTCCTTCCGATCCTCCGGAAACGATATTGTTGAATACCTCCACATCACCTAAGGGACCGACCTGGATTGCCGGGCCATTATGACCCTTGATAATGTTGTTGTAGCATTTACCGCTGATGCTCTGTATGGATATGCCCGACATCTGGTCTTTATCACCCCGCCATGCGCAGTCATAAAGCTCATTGTAGCATACCTCCGCGTCGCGTGCATTGGATAGCTGCATCGCGTCATATCCGTTGTGTTCCATCACCAACCGGTATATGCGTGTATTGGTCAGGGCATGGGCACGATATGATACCTGCTCGCCGGCGCTATTGGTCCCGGTCTTGGTTTCCGGTGTAAAATAGCCGATATAGAAACCCTCGCCATGTGTATGGTGGATATGGCAATGGTGTATCAGCAGCCTGTTCATCTCCCAATTACCGAACCAGTACCATGGCCGGTTCACGTCCGGGTCCGTTTTCGCCATGATGCCGGTAAAATCGTTGTCACACAGCTCAAGTTCAAACAGCTCTACCTCCGCAGTGCCGTTTAACAAGAAAACATTGGTTTCCGCAAACTCTTTCGGACTGTAACGGTGGATATAGAGTCCCTTTCTGATATTCTTGTATCCCCGTCCGTCCAGCACGATATTGCGGCAATTACCGTCAAAGGAAATCCCGGAATAGTTCCTGAACGGAATCTCATAGGGCGTATTCCGGTTAAACGTAATGATCAAGGGAGCTTCCCAAGTGAAATTCGGGGTTCCGTTTTTATTGGAAATGCTTGTCGGACTGTTCCCCTTTAGCGACAGGCGTCTGGCATATCCCGGATCGGGTTCTTCGGGATCGTCCAATAAGACCAGTGTCGTACCGGCGGGCAGGACACTGATGTCTATGCTGTCGTAATAAGACGACAGGTTATCCTGTTGCCCGGCAGGCACCACCATTTCCGCATAGCTCAACCCGTATCCTGTATTCTCCCACAGGCGGATATAGAACTGCCTTTGTTGGTTGCCGCTGTAAGTGGTGAAACATTTAGTGGAAGGGATGTCACGATAGCCTGCGGTGCGGTCGGCCGGTTCCGGTGCCAGACGCGGCGTGACCGTAATCAGCTTGTTGATGCGTTTGCTGAACGTCGTGCCTGTGGAGGTATCGGCCACATCCACCTCCACATCATAAATTCCCCTGTCGGAAGGCTTTGACACGAAGAATTCCGCATATTCATAGCCTTCGCCCTGTGTGACATTTGTGAACGTGGCAACAGGGTTGCTTTCCTCGTTTTCCCTGTAAACGCGTATCACAACCGTATGTGCGCCGGTATATCCATTTTCCGGATAAATACATATCCGGGAAACCTCACTGTCTGTACGGACGATCTCTTTGTCTGCCTTTACATCAAAGTAGGGCAGTCCCTGTGCCGCCATAGCATATACCGTTTTCTGTACGGCGGCTGAAAAAAGGGAGTTCCGGCCGATGAATCTCTGCCGGAGTTCACCGGGGCCTACTATGTCCACCTCCTTACTGTCCCTGTTATGGAGCAGGCTGCCGGCTGAGTTTACCGTTTGTCCGCCGCCGTCCTGTATCTGCCACTCGGAGGTCTGTCCCCATTTCGTTGTCGCATCTATCCGGATGCTCTCTCCTACAAGGGGAAAATAATTGTCTATCAAGGCAGATGCAAGCACCTTGCCGATGGAAACTTTCAATATGTCATTGTAACGTTCTGCCATGGTCAATCAATATTAATGGTATATAGTTCGTCTGTCTGATACTCGCCATATGCATCCACTTCCGGAAAGGCGTGTACCAGTGCGTATCTTCCCAGCGCAAGGGACTTGTGCTGCGCACCTTCAATCCTGAACCGGACAAACCTTGAACGGTTGAGCGTATTGTGCGTTAGCATCAACACGCTGTCGGCAACGGCCGTATATTGCGCCGTACTATTAAAGGAAGCTTCTCCTGTCAGGTCTTCTCCCGTATAGCCTTCGGAGTCATCCCCGGCTTCATTTATCGGCGTCCCTTTCAGGTTGCAGCATCCCCGGCTGTTTGCCGATGCTGACTTCATCTTGTAGTCATAGTCAAACTCCGGCACATAGGTGTCGTTCGCAGGGTATTCCGCATCCTGTGCTTCCGTAATGGCATATGTCAAACCGCCCTGTTCGATGTCAAGCAGCTTTTCTTTTTTGTTCACCAACCGCGTGCCCACCTCATAGCCGGCCTTCAGCAGTTCGGAAAGGTTGTAGCTTTTTCCGCCATTGACGGTGATGCTGTCATCCCGGCCGTTTTTGTTCTGCACAATGGTCAGGGCCCCATAGGTCTGCCCCGTAGGAACATCCTTAATGGGTATCTTATAAAGGTTATAACCGCTGTGAAGCTCGCCGAGGGTGTCGAAAAGATACATCCTTACTTTACCGGAAGTAAGCGAGGCGTCCGGATCGACCACTATATTATTATAAATATATGCCTTGCGTACATCATTGGCCGTATATCTGATAATAAACTGGATATAGTTGCTGCCGCCCATCCACATCGTGTTGTTCGCCAGCCTCACTTCCGTCACATCCGTACTGGTCGAGAACAGTTCCTGAATCCATGTGAAAATAGGGTTATTCACCGTATTGACAATAAGATTGGACTCTATCTCCAGCTTCCGTATAGCCGTATTGGAGGACATCTCGATAATTCGTGCCCCTCCATGTATGTAGTTACGCTTCAATGCTATGCTGTCGATCCCGGAGAGATACAGCAGGCTTTCGCGGAAACTGGTGCCGTCCAGTTCGTTATCCTCCAGAATCAGCCGGTGACCGTTGGTCACATTGAACAGGCCCGCATGTCCCACCAGGGCCATTCCGGTGGTAAAAAGCCCGCTGATCTTGTTTCTCGAAAATACGGTCAGGCGGCTGTTGGTCATATTGAATGTCAATCCGCCGTTATTGCTGAACCTGCATCCTTCCACTGTGGTATTCTCCGTATATTTGGTAGATACCGAATAAGTGGCTACCGACTTGCCGTTGGAAGTTGAGAGACCGTCAAAAGAGCTGTCTGTGATGAACAGGTTGCGGTTAAAAGAATCATTGCCTCCTACCGACATCACAGCGGCTATCTCATCGGGAGTACCCGCATCCACATAGTTGCAGAAGTTGGTAAATGATACGGATTTGATGAGGATGTTGTCAACATTGTTCAGCCGTATTCCTCCCAGACTTGCGCAGTCGTAAGTCAACATTCCGGCCCCGTCTATGGTCAGCGTGTACATTCCGCCCTTATTCCAGTCTTCCAGTACGGCCAGCCAGATGCGCTGGTTGGTTGGCTTGGCGGTATCCTGCTGCAGGCGCCTCTCCTTGGCCTGCTTCACACAAGACAACGTCACATCCTGCGTAAGTCCGTCGGGATAGTCCGCCTTGATGGCGTTGAGCGCCACATGGGTGGAAGAGTAGTATGTTCCCGGCAGGTCGCTGCGTTCCAGAAAGTCAACGGGCTGTTCTTCCTCTTTCACCATGATCCACAGATACATTGTGTTGTCTTTATCGACATTGGTGAATGTATAGCTGTCAACAGCCCCCTGGCTGACGCCATTCACGTTCAGCCGTTCCACTTCATAACCCTCCCGGGGATGTATGTCTATGGTAACGGTACCACCCTTACGGACCAGAATAATATATTTGCTGCCGTCGGGAGAGAGCTTGAGACTTGTTGCGTCACCGGAAGCGGTCACTGTGGCCTTGGCAAACTCATTGGCGTTGAAATTGAAACCCAGTGAAATTTGCCAGGTTTCGACAGGGCTTTCACCGCCGCCGGCGGACTTGATGACTTCGTCCGTAGCATCCCAATAAATGGTTTCGTTATCTATATGCCGTTTTAACATCTCGATGAAAACGGCTTCTCCGAGCTGCGGGGCTATACCGGTATTCACCCATGCCGTATCCGCCCATTCATATACAGTACCGGGCCATGGAATACCGACGAAGGCGTATTCACCGGTCTTGCCCGTAGGATACTTCTTCAGGAAATGGGATTTCGTAGAGAAATACCCCTTGCAGAATGTAAGGATGGAGGCATGGCGCAGCTTCATCAGCTCCAGCCGTATCTTCTCGAAATTGGCGTTGATGAAGGCGGCGACATCGCCCCAGCGTCCGTCTGATTGTATCGTATTCAAATCCATGTCAGTTCCTTCTGTTCAATAGATAATAGACTCCGTTATAATAGTACAGTTCAAGCACGTCACCTGCCGCCATGTCTAAATATTCAATGCGGTTGTCGTTGTTGTCGTGCATCTCGCCCGTCGGTCGTTCCCGCTCCTGAAAATTTATACTCACTTTTTCCCGGGGACGGGAGCTGATCCGGAACGTTGGATTCAGGTTGATTTCTCCGATTCCAGAAATATCAGGGTAAATACGGCTATCTGCGGCAATGAGCGTTATTTTGAAGCCGCAATCGGAGATACCTTGAGTGTTCAGCTCATCGCGTGTCGGCAGGTCAATGGTATAGGTGTAATTTTCCAACCCCATATTCATTTTCAACAGGATAGTGGTACTCTTGCCGATCTGGTTAATAATGGTTTTCCTGACTTGTGCATCAATTGATTCCTGACCGCCACCGACTACGGGAACCCATAAATAACCAACCTTTTCAAAGACTGCATTACCGCCGGACATGGCACCGTTTTCGTTGATGGTCAGGTTTCCTATTTTGGAGCCCAGCTTGGCGTTGAACTTGCCTGCTATATCCAATACCTTATTGACGTTGTCCCAGCTGATATTCCCGGCACACAGCGACCAGTTCAGGAGTTTGTCCCATTTGGCGAAATACATGTCACCGGCTTTACCGATCCAGCCGCTGCCGTCCTTGTCGAAATGGGTCACGCCGTCCCCCATATCGACCGTCCCTTTGAAATAACCGTCAATGGCATAGAGATAGCCCCTGACAATTGCATCGCTCAAAACAGTACGGCCGCCATGTGTGAGGACGGTCTTGACATATTCGGACAGTTCGTTGTCGCTCATGTTCAGGAAGGCCATAGGGTCATCCTTGCACTTGGAGATGGTCCGGATCGCCTTTTCCAAGTCGCCGCTGCCCCAGAGTAGGGGATCGTCGTCATCGTTATACACACCGGAGAAACCGCCGGTGACTTTCTTCAACTCACCGTCAGTATAATTGCCTACAAGTATCATGGACAGAAGCCCCAGGCCTCCGATGAATGTGGACGAACCCTCACGTATGGCATCGGTAAGGTATTTCAGTGCTTCGAACTTGGTTTCAAAGCTGTTGTTGTCCAATGGTGACAAGCTCCATACGGAAAGGACGGTTCCGCGCTCAAGCTGTATCTCCGTTATCGTGCATGAGCCGCTGAATGTAATTTCTGTATCGGGTACGGCAGTAAAATGAAATACATAACGGTCATATTGGGGCTTCAGTTCCTGCGTTTGTTCCAGTCCCCCGACACTAATACTGACGGAAGCCCCCTTCGCTAAGAAAGACAGGATATATCTTTCTCCTTCCATAAGCCGGTAATAGAGCGTTTGCATTATAACACCGGTAGTCAGGGTGGCAGAATGTCCGGTCGCACTCTCGCTGTCCTCGTAATTGATAGTCACATTGGTTGCAGCCCACCATTTAATGGATTGATTGTACAGTTCAGTTTCATCCGTAACTTCGGTGGCATCCTCCAGCTTGGCGGAATTATAATCGCCGGTAAACCCGGAATTACGGATGAGGTTGATTTTTCCAAATTCCACATCTGTGAAATTTTCAAAGCCGCTACTGCCGGGCGACATATGGACTTTACCGCTAAAAATATTATCGCCCGGCTTTAACTGGGTTTCCGGTTCGGGCAATGTAAATGAGTTGATACCCGTATATTGACGGTTATATGGAGCGCCTTCCCCTGCACCGGCTTGAATAATGGCGGTTTGTCTGTCCGGATCATCATCTCCACGATACCCCAGCTGTACAATCTCATCACCTGCCAATGGAGCATCACTTCCCGCAGCACATACTGTTTTGGAGAGGTCTATATACCCTTCAACAGTATCCACTGTATCATCAGATATACCAACCACCAAACGCCACAGAAAATGATTGCCGATCTTGCCGTCTGCTTGTTTTTGGAGGTTAAAAGTCTCCACTATCCCCTGATCGTTTACTTTCCATGTATTATAAACAGTACGGCCCTCCGCATCTTTACGCTGAAAGAAACAACGATAATAAGCCTCTGTCTCCTCCACTCGAGAACAAATCATTTGTGCGGCCGTCTGAGTCTGCTTGCCCCCAATATGACTATTCTTTTGGATTTCCAGCTCTTCAGCGGTAAACTTACGACGAAAATGCCCGTAGTCCACTTCGAAGTGCCAGTTGCCGTCTTCATCCTGAAACAAGCCTGATCCTTTTGTTCCCTGTGAGAAATCTTTGGTTTCTAATCTTCTGGATATTCCTGCTTCATCAGCATAGCCGGTTTTGACTTTCCGATTACCAATAAGAAGGTATTCATTGACGGCGGACAGTAAATCCAGCAGATCCATATTATGATGTTTATGCCCGATTCCACCACTGCCACCGGAACCATTGAGCTCTAATAGAGATATAATAAAGTTACCGATAGCTGCTGCGGTTGTGGTTCCCCATTCTTCGGAATATGGGTTCTGTATCGGGAATAACGCCCCCTCGGAAAGCGGAACTATTGGAAATTCAGCAAGCCGAGGGGGTACCGTAAAAGACCCTACATCCGGAACTGTAATATTGAGAACTTCTACCGGTACTTGAGTACGTGGAAGATTTAGTAGGGGACGGGCATCAGCATATTGATATGTGAAAGTGTAATTACTAGGGAGTTCTTTATCCACAAACTCAACATTACTTTCAGATACAACAATAGGACGAATAAAAGCCCCTACATAAATATACTTACTTTTAGAGGGGAAAAAATCAAGAAGCCAACGCCGTTCTTCTTTATTTAAATATCCTGTATTTTTCTTATATTTATGTTTGACATCAATTCTATATTCTATTGATGTATCTTCTATCTCTGCAATATTATGTGTGTATTCTCCATTAAAATTAGTACTTCCATAAGCTCTAAAAGTATCCAAACCACCAAGGGAATTTTCAAATAGTACCCAATCTTCTTGTTCGGAAAACATATCAGTAGCATAATACCTTTGAACATATGTGAGTTGATGTCCGGAAGTGTTCTCAATCCATACATCATAATATGAAGGTAGGCGATGTTCTAATAGACCAGCAACGACAGCATATTGCAAAGGAATGGTATATGCTTTCCCTTTAACAAAGTCAGCCAAATCGATTTCTTTAGATTCCGGAGTAGCATTGTCAGAAAAATAGGCTTTTAACTTGGCTTTACAGGTAACAGGTGCATAGTACGTTAAAAATTCCGGAGAATAATAGGTTACAGCTTTAGAGGAGGGTTGCCAAGTGAGGAAGTTAAGCATTAAGAAATTGGTTGCATTATCTGTGAATAGATCAACCCCGGCGCGAATAACCCGAAAGGTTACTTCCATACTCTCGTTTATCACAGCTGTAAAATCTCCGACAAGTTGTGACTGTTCGTATATTAAGCCAGTATCTTTAAACTGAAAAAATAAACGTTCATGAATAATATCTCTAAGCCTAATTGTAATGAAACCATTAGTAGAAGGCTTATAGCCTTGCGAAATGATTTCTTCCGTTCCATAATGTAATACAAACGAAATTTGGCTGTCGGAGTATATGATAAAGTCTTTCAAATTCAGGCTAAGTGAAAGAGAGTCCGGTTGTTGAATAATATTCATTGCTATTTCTTTTTGAAGCAAAAGTAACTTTGAAGTTATCCATGATAAAGGACAACTTTCAACCTATCTACCATTAAGATATTCCGAAATTCTCAACTACCATAATCAAATGGTACAGGTTTCAGAGAAACTTCAATCTTTACATATTTTTTGTTGGGACTATTTCGGATCGCATAGCACCGGAAAAAAGTACGCTTATAATAATTCTTTCCTGAATCATACATTTCTTTTGTAGGCGGATATGGATATATTGCCGGTATATCATTCGCCTTACGAGCATCAAATTCTATAAGATCATATCCGGATGCAAGATATTCTTCCTCGGTTGAATCATGGGAAACGGTTTCAATGATCCATCTATATCCTGTTTTATTACGAGGCATTCGTTCTGATTCAGATTTAGCCTTGGATACTGGTTCATAAAGAGCAGCAGTGAATAATTCTGATTCAACAGGTTCTGATTTTCCACCGATAGTATACTTCAATACATTAACCAGGCAGTCCACTCCCTGAAGAGTCACTTTACGATGAACAGGCAAGTTTTTTTTAAGAGTATTTGGAAATAGGAAGTTAGCTGAAATTTTATGCATGGAGTTTCGAAGTAGATTGTCAAAGTCACGATAAAACTTCTCGAAAATACCGGTAGGTCCATTATAAACTAAAGAATATCCCCAATTTCCATTTATATCGTGATTAGTGCCAGTGGAGAATTTACCATTATAATAGACAAATGATAATATTGGAGCCTGTGAGGGGTTATTGGCCGTAACATTATCACCCGAATTTTCAGCACCATCGGTAGTATCGGTAACCGGTAGACCATCAATCGTTGAGTTCAATGTACGTCCCTCTCCGATATATGGCGTAGTATTGAGAAGCAAACAATATTGGCAATCCGGAACTTTGACTTCGTATGCTTTTAAAGAACCACCAGCATAATACGGTAAATTCCCATCAGACACACACTCTTGAATATAGTCTGAGGAATAGCCATTACGATAATACCCATAGGTGGTCTCATCGAACCAAGCTTCCGGATATTTTGCTTCTATATCACTAGTAGAATCGTATGAGTTTCCTTCTGTTATTACCTTCTCAGAAGAAAGGTTGAGCTGCCTATATGGTTGTTGTATGATTTCAGGATGTGAAACCAAATACGGAGTAAGATCAATGGCAGACTTTAATTTAATATTATCAGAAAAGAGTTCAATTGTAACAGTACGTTCCACTTCATTTGGAATAAACTCACAACAGAATTTCTTTCGGTAAATGTCCAAAATAGTATTGCACATACAATCCGGCACTAGATGTGCAAGCATAACAGTGCCATTAACAAGAGAGTCAATAGTATTATTGATAAATACCATCGATTTGAAAGGCTCCGTCTCAGTAAAAAAGTTATCAAGTAATGTATAGCCAAAATAAGAGAAAATACGTTTTAGCAAATATGGAGCTCGCATGAATGGAGAAATATAATATCCAGGTGCTAAAACAATGGTACGCTCATTCACAATTTCTTTTCGTTCAAAAGAATTGTAGAAACCGAGAGTACCACTTTGCGAAGGTCGACGCCCATCTTCCACATTACCGTTAGCATCCATATAGTCTATACGATTGACCATACGCCTTTCTCCATCAAGATCTACGCAGATAGGAAAGATTGCATAAGTAGGATGGGTATTATTGATAAGTGACCAACAAAAATCAATACCTTCCTGAACAGTTGAAACTCCAGGAATAATTTCATCTCCGAATACTTCCGACAAAGCAACATCAGATATGCGGGATAGAAATGATCCTTCATTCATATAGAATGAGGTAGATATCTTTTCATGACGCTTAGCCCCTAAAATAGCCTGCCTACAATGCATGAAGTAGTCACCGTCCTGAATAGAACAGTCAATATGGGAAGAAATCTTCTTTTGGTTAGCCAGTAGATCCGGATAACCTGTCAGTCTTCTATTCAAATCTGTGTCTGGAAGATCGATAGGGAGAGTTTGTTCACCCCACTCATTAAAGAACAGGTTAGTGCGTTCTATTTCTAATTGTGTATCTGGATTTAACTGATATGCCTGATTGGATGCAGTATTGATAATTTTCATAAGGGACTATTTTACAAGTTATTTTTTAGAACCAATAGCGCGTGATCGATTTCGAAGCTCCTGCTTTCTTTCAATTTCTGAAAGTAAAACGGGAGCCGGCGGAAGCCCTTCTTCGTCTAAACGAACAATAGCATTAGCAAAACGTCTCATAAGATCCGGTGGAAATATGGTACCGGACTGATCCGAATTCGATGATACGGATATCGGGGTATTAATAGGGCCACCGGAAGAATAACCAGCCATATGCGTACGGATGACTTGGTTAAGGTCAAGTGTCCGAATAGTCCCAGCCTGTTGCGACTTATCCAAAATATCAAGGATTGGGGCAACTGTAGGATTACTTACAGCAGCATTGGAAGCTACCCATTCTTTGGACTGTCCAACCGGGCCTTCTCCAACAATAACTGTAGGATGATCTATAAATCCGCGTGCATCCGGATCATAATCAACACCTGAAAATAACTTACCGTCTTGAGCACGACGGACATCAATTTTCCCTCCGGACTGGCGACCAGTGGCAACGCGTGCTCCAGTACCGACACTATTAGAAGAACTTCCGGAGAGAGTCATATTCTTAACTTTGTCACGCTCGGCCTTGGCGCTGGCCAACTGTGCGGCACCTGTTACTCCCATAAGAGCTGCTGCAATAGAACCGGCAATCGGACCAAGGTCTGCATACGCCTTCATTATTGAAACTGCTGTATCAGCAATGATTTGAGATGCTTTGATGGCAAAATTAACGTCTGCATATTTTTTTTGTACATCAAGCTTTTTCTGCGCCTTTTCATTCTCCAAACGTTCTATTTCTTCCGCATCTCCTTTGGCTGCTTCAATCTCAGCGTCATACTTGGCGTCAATGTTATCCATTTCAGCCTGTTGAAGTGCCTGTATTGCCCCTGAAAAAAGATTCGAATAGTAGTCGAACTGCTTTTTATAGCTGTCCCGTTTAAGATTCTGAACAGCTTGCTCATATTCTTTCTCGGTTAACAGCTGTTGTTCACGTGCTAATCGTAATTGTTCCAGTTCCGCATTGAAGCGTTCTTGTTGTGTAGAGAGACCATATTGATTTCGAATAGCCAGGATCTTTTGCAGGTGTTCTGACTCCAATTGTTCTTTTGCCCGGAAATAGGCTTTGTCAAGTTCTGTAGCGTCAAGATTATTCTTCTCAGCCATTTCTTTACGTGCCTGATAAGCAGCTTCAAGGGTTTTGAGTTGTATGGTGTAATCTTCATCGACGGTGGTCAGTTTGAATTGATCCTTGAAACTCTTAACTAAGTTGTTCAATGCTTCCTGCTGGGAAGCCCGAGTTGCATTGGCCGATTTTTCTGCATCAATAACACGTTGATTGGATTTTCTGACTATATCCTCTTTTATGTTGGCATTCATGAGAGCCATTGACTGAGCATCGGAATAATAGGATCGTTCTATCCTGAGGCGGGTATCGGCATTTTGTTTTTCCAATTCCAATAGCATCATTTCATATTGTTCCTTAGTTATTCTGCCTGTAGACTGAGCAGTGGTTAAAGCGGATAAAGAATCATTATACCATTTTTGCTGTGATTGCAGATCCTCTTCCCGGAGAGTTTCAAGAGACTTGACTGCAGCCTGCTCAGTTGCAACCCTTGCTTTTTGTTCTTTTTCTGTACTATTATTTTTCTTTTTCTGAATCCCTAGATTTTGTAAGGCATCCAGTTCTGCTTTTAACGCTGCAACTTTTTGGTTACGTGCAATAACTTCTTCTTTAGTTGAAGCCACTACCTTTTCTGCATCCTCTATCTCTTTCTTCTTAGCTTCGACCAAGTCCACAGAGTCAGGAGTAGCTGTATCAGGCTTAGTATATTTAGCATCTATATTAGCTAACTGCTGAACATACCCTTTCATCATATCCTCGTACAACTTAACCTGGTTATCTAACTGTTTTTTCTGTTTCATGAATGCCTTGTATGCAGCGGGGGTTACTCCTTGCTTTGCAGCTACTTCATCTAAACTTTTTCCAACATTCAACGGGTCACCCATTGCCATTTGTACTCCCATTGCTTTCTTGGCCATGCTTTTATTTTTGCCAATCCACTCGGTTCGGGCATTTAATGCCTCATGTAGTTTGGTGTTAGCGGCTTGTTGTTTGGCTGTAATTAGAAGTTTCTCAACATATCCATCCAAAGCTTTTGCATTGTTGTTTATCAACTTGCCTTCTTTCGTTAAAGAAGCATGGTATCCGGGAACTATTTTCTGGATTTCGTCCAAAGCATATTTTCGTTCCTGATAGCTTTTGCTTGAGTCAAATAAGACTTTTTTTAATGATTCCAATTGATTTTTTTCTTCAGATATGCTTTGGTTGGCCTCTTTGGTTACTTCAGAAGCTGCTGATACTCTGCTCCTATAAGTAAAGAAAGCAATAGCCGCTGCTGTAACCGACGAAACAAGTAAGCCTATAACATTGGCTTTGCATGTAGCATTAAATAATTTCATGGCAGCATTAGCTCTTACTACATTTCCTGTCAATTTAGCTTTAGCAGCAGAGTAGAGTAGGGTTGCACCTTTCGTGTTATTTATCCAGGCCAGTTTCAACTTATCCAATAGGATTGATGCCTTAGTAGCCGTCATCTCCTTATAGGTTGCTGTTGTGGCCAGTTCCTTGGCTATTTTGTAGGAAGAGTAAGCCGCGACTAAAGTCACCAATACATTACGATGCTTCACTATCCAGCCAATCAGTTCCATTGTTCCGATGGACATACCGGTATATAATTCATCCCAATTCTCTTTCAGCGGAAGAAGTGTTTCACCAAGTTCCCTCTGGGCATTTTGGAAACGGACAGTAGCTGCTTGGGCGCGGTCAGCGGAAGATACATAATTATCACCCGCAGCAGCTAACTGTTTATCAACAATGGATGCAACAGCAGACATAAAGTCACCGGTTTGAGATATCTGTTCGTTGATTTCGGCTGCCGAAAGTCCAAGGTTATCCAAAATCATGACCGACTTACGTCCAAGACCTGTAATAATAGAACTCGTCATGTAATCAACAGACTGTCCTGTCTGTTGCGCTTTGAGTTGCGCAAATTGGAGATACTTACCAAGATCTTCAAGTGGAATACGGAAATCTTTTGCTTGGACGGTAGCTTTCATCAAATCAAGATCGGTAACTGTACCTTTAGTAGCCTTGCGCAAATTATTGAGTATCTGCCCATCATCCAATTTGTCAAACGCCCGTTGTACGCCATCAGCCGACGCTGCCATTTCGATACCCTCAGCAGTAATATCTTTCAGCTTACCCAACGTCTGAATTCCCCAGTCAGTAATACGCATGTATAAGTTCCCAAAGAAAGCGCTCCATTTACCGGCAGACTTGGCGGCTTGTTGGAACTGGCTCTCAACAGCCTTTCCAGAATCTTTCAGTTCGCTCATTCTGCTTCTGGTAGCCGTCAATTGTTGGTTCAGCTGTTCCCACTCTTGGGGATGCAGAGCTTGTGAAGTTGTATCAAGTTGCTTTTGCAGGTCTTGAGCCCGACGTTTAAGCTGCGTCATGGATAGATTGTTGAGCCCCATCTGCTCATCCAGACGCTTCATCATCTCTCGGTTACTGCTTATTTGTTTTGTATTTTTAGAGTATTCTTCAGAGAGTGTCAGGTAGGCGGCACTCTTCTTTTTGCCTTGTATCTCAAGGTGCTGCATGGATTTGCGCAGTTCCTTATTTCGGTTGGTAAGTTCGGTATTCTTTTTGGTGAGTTCGTTTACTCCTTTCTCTGCTTCACTTGCGTCAAGTGATAGAATCCATTTAATTTGGTCTTCATTGAGTTTCTTTGCCATAAAATGATAGCTGCTACTTTAGTATTAATGATACGAAAGTAGCAGCTATCAACTATGCTGTAAAGGACAAGTAATTACATCATCGGGGAGGCAGACCGGATAACTTGCTAAAAATCCAAATGCATCCATATCCTATAAAAGCAGCGGCAGGACCAAGTACCATGGCCACCGGAGTAGCGCAAAGAGAAATAACAACAGCAATTACCTTGAATATCATGTCACAACCTTTCATAAGAAAGGGAAGCAGCGTGAAGCAAAGTACAACGTGTAATATGATTAAAAAGGCATCCATATCCATACTCCTTTATTGGTTTATACAAAAATAAACAAATCTTCTTTATAATCAAAGTTTTGCGGGGTTCATTTCCCGCAATTTGGCAGTAATAGAGTCTTTCATGTCTTGTGTCAGTCCATATCGTAAATCGTTTATGGTTTCATGATAAAGTCTTCCCCATATGACTCGGTTATATAGTGCCAGACGTTTCCGTATCCCCGCCTGTTCGCGGCTGTACTTGATATCCAAGAAACGAAGATAAGGGAATATTGAAAAATAGTAAGTAGATTTTAATCCTTCTCCAGAAATACGGAATGGCCGGGATGCAAGAAATATGGCAAGTTCCTTTGCACGCTCATTGCTAAAATTTTTGCGTATGACTCTTGCCTGTGTTTCATAGATATAGGCAGAATCACGCTTAAGTATCTGATGTATGAATTGTTTGCGGATTAATTCTTCTGTAATCATATGATATATTTGTTTTTGCAAAGGTGGATACTTTATAATAATTCAGGAAGGACAATGCAGCTATTCATCTCGAACCGCTGCATTAATAGCATGTTAAAAGAAAGTTTAAATCAGCCTTTTGCCTGAAGCATCCAGCGGAAATCTATACCATTGGATCCCGGACGGATCCGATATTGATAACCGGCATCAATCATTGCCTGGTGAACCTGCGCCTTGCTTATCTTTGCTCCGGGATCAATCCGGATAATGGCATCATACACTTCATCTGTCGTGAACCAATGAGTCGCATGGCGAACATCAACTGCCGGTTTAAACGATGCAGACAAAGCTGCTATATGTATACTGATATCGGTTATATTCTGTTCTTCAGTTTCTTTATTCTTTTTCATTTTCGATTTTCTTTTGAATTAATACTAATAAGCTATTCGAGTATTATTCATGTTTTACTCCTTTCTCATTTTCAGCAAGTGCATGTTGCAAACATTCTATAAGTTCACGTACCTCATCAGCTGTAAGGCTCTCCATTTCGTATTCTCCATCATGATAAACATTATATAAGTATGGACTTTTGTCTGTACCGGAGTACTTACGTTCTGCGGATACGTAGATGTCACAATCGGCTACTGAAGATCGTTTGCTCATTTCTTACCTCCTTCCTGTTTTTTTCGTGTTTTAAAATAGCAATAAACCACTACAATAATACAGGGTGGAAAAATAAATGTAGCACAAAGACTGGCAATGGTAGTAATATACCATTTGTCAGAGTCTGACGTTTGAACTTCGCAGTTTTGGATACTACGATAATAACGCTTTTGGAGCATGTTGCACTCTTCTGTTGATCGGAGCGCAGGTACAGGGGATGTACCTTGGGGTAAAGTTTTCATACGATATTTGAATTTGGCTGTTATTGGCAAGTTTACGAATACACGAACGGCTGTCAATTTCCCGAATCGCCAAATTCAAATATCGTATCTACCCGAAGAGCAAATAAGATGGGAAAAGACAGCCGTAAGTTTCGTATATGAATTTACTCATGACACCGATAGTCAGTCGCAAACCTATGGACATAAAAAAAGCCCAATTTCGTATTGAGCATCTAACCGGTACTCATCGGATATGACATACATATTTGAATTTGGCACTACAAATATAGAGGTTGTTTTTGGAATGACAAAAAGAAAGCGGAGTTTTTTGCTCCGCTTTTACTATATCATTAGTTATAAACATCAATTTACCATACCCCAAATGCACAAAATTCTGAAAATCTATCTTCCGTAACACATATAGGGAAAGAATGAGATGATTTAATATTTGTTACAACCACGGATGACGGATGTTTAGGATCACCTTGTTCATGACAAATAACAGCAATAGAGTGAGGCTTCAAAATACTGGAATCAAAGGATTTTTCTGCACCATGATGGGGAACTTGCACAGTATATACTTCATTTAAATAAGGGTTAAGACGGTTCTGTAATCTACTCATAAACTTTTTATTCATAGTAACATCACCCAAATAAAGACAGTTCGGTCCTTTAATAATATTGAAGTTACAGTTCTGAAACGTAAACATATAAGGCCCTAACCGATTCAATCCAGAAAAAAGTGTTAATGATGTATTATTGGGATTTCGAATATTTCTATAAGCTTTCAATATCAGCTCATAATTGTTTTGAATGTAGTTCTGTTCTGTAAGTCGTTCATATTCTAACCCCTCTGAACACAATATTTTTTTTAATTCAGATATTTTTTCTGCATAATTATAATTAAATGGAATTAAAAACCATCCTAAAGTAGATAAAGAAGTATGCAATGGAAAACCGCTACGCTCAAATCCTTCCATATCATCCATCCGTTCATCAATCTGTTCTTCCCCCTGTTCTGGTAGTATTCTAAGGACCTCCGTTTCCTCTCCAAAATATCCTTCTGTATCAATAATCATCTGTTGATAAGCCCTTACCCCTTCGGCAAAGACAAAGAGCATTCTATTATCTTTTGAAATATAAGGGATTACAACTTTTCTTATCGTATAATTTTTACGTAAATATGGAATACCACTGATATGATCCTTATGAAAGTGGGAGATGAACAAAATATCAATAACTTTGTCTCTTCCATTAAACGCGTCATCTATAATCTTTTCTATATTAACGCCTGTAGTTTTTGTACCACAATCATACACAATGGTCATAGTATTATTGGCTGTTTTATGTACTTCCATATAGAAAGCACCAAAGCCCACAGGGTAAAAAGAACGAATTAAATATGCCATAGTATTATATAAATGAATGAAGATAAGAAAGCTACTTAACAAAGCAGCTTCCTTTTTCATGCTGATATCCAGCCATTTTTTAAATGTTATCCAAAATAAAATCAGCCGGAATGCCAAAATTATCCCGCAAGCGTTTCACAATATTGAGATTAAGAGGGCGACGACCGTTTAATATATCACTCACTCTTGACTCAGAAACCCCAAGACGTTTAGCTGTTTCTTTTTGTTTTAAATTCTCACTTTCCATCTTTTTACGGATAACATCAGTAATCAGGGTCGATACTCTTCCAGGAAGAGGATGATATGCAGCCTTCCATTCACTGATAGCTTGAGACAGTGCAATGTATCTTTCCTTTTCCTCTTCACTAAGCAACTCCATATCACCCAAGTCCGTGCCTTTAGCAGTAAGAGCTTCCATTTCGGTCTGATAAGCACGAAATTCCTTTTCGCTATATATTTTCATAATAACGATATTGGTTTATACAAAAGCCGTTGCCGCCTTTTTTAGTTTATCAGCCACATCATTCAACGCATCAGCCAACTGGTGTAATTCACCAGCAGTAAATGTTGCAGATTTACCATGCACTTCATTGCCATTAATACGTTGATGTAACCATGAAGCCGATTTGCCAAAATAGGTTTTTGCAAACTCGGATACAGAAATGAATGGCAATGTCTCAGATAATATCTTACGTACTTCTATTCTTTGCTTCAAAAGCTTTATATCCTCAATATCCTTATGTATCCTGGCAAAGTCCTCCGTAACAGCAGCTTGAAGTTCTGCTTCATCTTCCGGACGTATTGAGTCAAAAAAGGCTTGCATTTCGCGCTCTGCCTTTTCTTTATCGGCTCCCTTACTTTTGATGCAAGCTTCTTTTAGTCTGAAAAATTCTTCTTTTACTCCCATAGCTTCTAAGTTTTAGGTGATACATATAAATGAATGAAGATAAGGAAGCCGCCTGGCCGGGCAGCTCCCTCTTTCTACCGGATAGCGGAAAGACGTTGAATTTCCAATTTGAGACATTCAATTTCAGCATCCAGTACCGATTTTCTATATCCCAGCCCAATGAGCCGGTGATAATTTCGGAGGTAGTAGTTGAGATTCTCAATCAACTCTTCTACCCGCGCTTTTAGCGCTTCTTCATCAGTCATCCAAAGAGCTCTTTTGTTTGACACTACAAAGATAAAGAAATTATTATCGATAGCAAAATATTTCGATAATAATTTCTTTATCAAGATGAAAATAATGCAAATTAGATGCTTTTTAAAAGGAAGCAATTATTGATTTGTTACATATTTATATTTTACAAGGTCGTTCAAGAAGTGCTCCGGAGAATCAGCACGTACCACGTTTCCTGTCTGGTCATAATATCGGTCCGCAAAATGGTACATGTATTCTTGGTCCGTACATTCACTGTCAAAACGACTGGATTCACGCAGCTTGGTTACAAAATCGGATGCACAGGTGGCGGTAATTGTACCGCCGTCCTGTAAAGTGTAAATTGTTGTCATTATCTTGCTAATTTTTTAGTTCTAAGTTTGAAAAATATTTTTTGCGCGGCAGTTGCAAAAGGTATATTCGAAAGTTGGCATCCTGCATCAACCGTTCCTTGTTGAGCAAAGGTAATCATGTTTGCCACAAATCGAATCCAATTTTCCATTTTTGTGAAATTGATTGTCCCACTATGCTGGCGGAATTCAACTGTACGGTGTCGGGCGTAAGCCTCAAGGTTTAATTTACGGTACCGGTCGTTGTTAAAAACTGAACGAAGCTGCTCCACACTTTGAGCTCCCCAAATACGTTGTTCTGAAATGCCTAAAAGGGATTTACAATAAGAATTTTGACGGCGGGAATGAGGCATAAAAGCATCAATTATTGATTCAAGACGGCGATATGTTATTGCCAAGTTACGCCAGGTTTCAATAGTGAAGTCTGCGGCATCCATATGTATGTGTAACCCGCAACTATCATTGACTTTTACATCGCAATAATCAAGTACCCAGCAAACCTTTTGAAGTTGCTGTAACCCGGCTTCTCCTTCCAATACAGGACTGACCAATTCAAAAGTATTATTTCCGGTAAGGCTTCCGTCCGTTACCAATTTCCAGTGGCTTCTGGTGTTATGGTTGTAACCTTCAACCGCCACATCAATACCTGCCTCACGAAGTTCTTGGGCAAGGCGATTTCTATCGCAGTTATATGCTTCAATCTCTACCCCGAAACGACGGTTGAATGTGTAGTCTATTTCGCTATGTGTCGTAGCCGGTTGGTTAAAGTTTCCGGCTTCAAGCATTTTTTTATAGACGTTCTGCACGAAACCGTAATTGCCATTGGTCACTAAGTCTGCCACTTGGCGGCGGGTATAGCCTAAAAGAAGGAGCTGTTGGATCTTCGCCGTTTTCGTTATATTCTGGTTAAGAATATTTGTAACTTGTTCGTTCATAATGTTTTATCCTTTATTTATTGTACTGCTAAGATAACACTATACTTACGAACAAAGTAGTACTAACTCATTTATTATAAGCCTGTTAGATTTGTTTAGCTTGAGATAAAAAATGATTATTTTCTACGGAAATAATAGATGCCTGCCACAACAAGAGCAAAAACTATATATGGTATAAATGGCTGATACCAAGGTAAATGTTTTATTTGATAAGTAGTATCCTCTATCTTCTTTCCCACCAATTGCTCAGAAGTGGTATCAGAATTACAAGCAAGCTGCCTCTCTTCAACCGTAGAATCAACTTTGGAAGCAGAAGAAAAATCTAAATCAGTAATAGATTTTATAGAGCCATGCTTGGTCGTATCTCCTGGTTCCAATGGATAGAATTCAATGACTCGTGCCCGGAGTTGGGCATCTTGGGCAGTTAATTTACGGGTGAGCTTATTTTTAATATCAACAGAATTATTATTGGTTTCTCTTAAATACTGCATGGATATGTCAGAATGTGAGGATCCTGATCGCGAGCTTCGACAGCCTACGATCAGGAAAGATAATATAAACAGTATGAAGAAACTATTTTTTAAATTCATGGCCGTATCACAACATTGCGTAAGAAATTACTAAACTCGCTCCGCACATCGAAACAGGGACATGCCTTGATATATTCAGTCGGTTCAACTTCGCCGCTACCATCTATATCGGGTGATGTATCTCGATGACCGAGTAATTCAATAATAGGGTACTCTTTACAGAGTTTAGCCACCAAATCACGAAGTGCGGCTTTTTGTTCTGAAGTTCGGGTATCCGCCGGCTTACCGCTGGTATCCAGCCCGCCGATATAACAAATACCGATACTGTGTTTATTGTAAGACAAGCCAGAGAACCCTTTCGTATTACAATGTGCCCCGTCAATAGACAACGGCCGGCCATTCTCCACCGTACCGTCCAAATCAATCACAAAATTGTAGCCAATCTGATTAAAACCGCGTGCCCGATGCATACGGTCAATGTCCTTAGCTCGTAAATCCTGTCCGGCACGTGTAGCCGAACAATGAATAATAATAGCGTCAATGGTTTTCATCTTTCTTTTCTTCCTTTCTAAAAATCCGTAACTGATACCGGTAATCCACCCCGAACAGTGCGCCGGCAAAAGTGCTGACTTCACCGTAAGCTACCAGCACTGAATTATCTATTTCTCCTGTCGGTTCTACCCAAAAGCCGCAGAAAATAAGTACCATACCAGCAACTGAAAGAAAAACAGCCACTGCAAGTTGAATGGTAAGTTTAGCTTTGGTTATTCTCATAAGCCTTCTGTTTTTTATGCTAAGATATTGGAGATTTTTTATTGCATAAAGGACGCTTTTACATTGAACAAATCCGGAGTCTCCGAAGTCAACATAAGCGTCCAGCCAATTGATTTGAATTCCGGAGAAACAAAAGGAACAATATCCTGCTGATCGGTAATCGTTCCTCCCCATGGTAATAACTTTTGCTCGGAATCCTCTATGAGTTTTTTTCTGCAGGATGCAAGTTGAAACAAGGTTTTATCCGAAGCTATACATACCTCCATGATATCAGCATTATCCGGAACTTTCATAGCAATAGTCACTGCCAATTTCTGAACATCAGAGATGGAATTATGCGAATCACGATTGGACGTAAATTCTCCGAAATCAATAAATAAGTAGCTACCGGTTATACAATCTACCCGTTTCTTTACGTCATCATATGACTGTCCAAAAACAAAACTTCCAATATCGGGAAGTAAAGGATCCGGCAGATGATTTACATATTCCAGCAACTCCGCATACTCTGTATATGGGCTTTCTCCATTGATAAACATAGACAACACCCCTTGTTTTTGGGGATATCTGGCAAAATATTTAAATAGCTGTAGTATCATAATATCTGGCTGATTATGCAAATTGGTAATCCTGTTTCTTTTTCAATATCTACATTCTCCATTTTTGCTGCATGCAAGCTGCGGACAGTATCTATAAGTTTTTTTCGAAGGATGGTAAGATATTGGATGACATTCATCTGCTCAACCTTATCAATATCGCCAAGCCCGTCTGCACTCAGATTATATAATGATTCCAAAGCGCCAGTAACAATGGTAGACTGCCTTGTTTCTTTAGCTTCTGTAAGCAACCTGAATTGTGTCTTTGTAAACAGATAATTTACAAAAGCCTGGAAATTAAAGGCTATTGCCACTAAAGTATTGTCGGGAACATGGGCAAACCGTTCGGCTAATTCATGTGCTCCTTCCGAAGAATATTTTTCCGGATAATACAGAACAGCAGCAAGTAAGGGCAACTTATCTTTTGTACAACCTATCAGTGCTTTGGCTTCAATAAATTGTAATGCAGTCAGTGAACAGGTCAGATAACCATACCTTGTATCAATTTTGTAGCTGCTGTAGAATTCATCATCTATTTCGATGAAAGGCACTAACTGCTTACAAAAGCATGAATCTACAGTATACCGGTAGTCCAGTTTCTTAAGATACTTGGATATAGTGATGCCCGGTAACCGGTGGGGTGGAATACGTTTGCATAATTTTCGGGTCTCATCGTCCAATTCTCGAAGTGCACTATCATTGTCAGGGTATTCAATCCGGAAAGGAAAAGTGATTTGCTCGGCAAGCCATGCAAGGTTTTGATACCCTTCATCGGTTTTAATTTTCTTAATATCCCATCCCATTGTCCGGCAGATATGGCGGACACGCACCATTGCAATGGATAATTGGCCGTTTGCCATATTTTGTATATCCTGAATAAGTGAAGCATACAAATAGGGATCTAATTTCTCCCATGAGTTGGATATACTGTATTCCTCACCTCGAACTAAGAATTTGATTGTATCTTCCATCATGCCATCAGGTATATTTTGTCATCAGGACGGTTAAACGATGTTTCAGTGTCGACAGAACTGCCGGAACCGGAAGAAAGTATAAGGTCAATGTCCATTAAAGAGTTCTTCACTTCGTCAGCCAGCGATGTTGCCAAGTCGAGCATGCGTTGCTGTTCTTGCGTACCATATCGCATGGCTTTGGAATCATCAAACAAAGACCGAATTGTCGGTGGAAATTCAATGATGTCAAATCTTCGCAAAGCTATTGCAACCGTTTGTTTTGCCAGGCACCGTTGGAGCACAGAGATAACCTCTTCGTTTTTGGCAGAGCGTTCAAAATAAGAGTCCATACCGTCATCCAAAGCTTCCTTTTGCAAAGGAATTGTCCGGAAGAAAAATAAGTACGACATATCAATAGGATATAAGGAGTCAAACTCATCGGCAGTTTTTATTTTTAAAGCCGATAGCATCTTGCAGTAACGGGTCTCTTTCCACTTTTCAGATACATTTCTTTCTGAGGACAGCAACTGTATGAGCGTATCCATTGCATTGAAATAGTTATCTGTATATGCCCGCCGCATAGCTTCCTGCTCATGCTTATATATGTCAATTTCGTTTTTTCGACGGCTGATGACGTCGAATATCATCTGCTTGGCAAGTGTCAGGTTTGCCATGGCTGAGCATAATGCTTCTTTGGGCTCTCCGGCTTTACCCGCCACTTCATCGTACACCTCTTTGGATAGGATGATTGAAATTTGCTTCTTGGCAGAAAGAGCGGATGAATTCAAGTCCTGGAAGCTGACATTGCTTTCGAGGTATGGAGAATACTTACGAAACTCCGCTACCGTAGAAAATAGTTCTTCTAATATAATCATGATTGTTGGGTATTAAGTCTGTTCTTAGGTGAAACTTCTTCCTGGCGTGCCGGAACTTCCCGATAATAACCGATGCGATAGCCTTGTGCATACAGTTCCGGGAAATTTACCGATATCGCCAGATTGAACGGTTCGGAACAGATTTCGTCTTCAGAAGAAAGCGACATTATGTAAATCAAATAATTGTAATACGCGTCTGCACCCGATTTGGAAATAACCCCGTCTTTGCTTACGCTCGATATGGACGAGTCGAGTCCTACACTGGAAAGTAATACTTCATCAGCGCGTTTATCGTATGCAATCAATGCGTCGATGTACTCCTTGTACTTCAGATCCACAGTTTCAATCTTCCAGCGCTCTTCTTCGCCTTGACTGTTTTTAAAGCTTATAGTAGCATAAGCCTTGCCTTGGTTGTCAGCTCCAGACAGATAGCTTGATATTTTCCGGAGTTCTGTCTGAAGAAACTTGATTAATGTCGATTCCCTGAATTCTGTACCAATGTCGATACCATTATACTGCATCAATTTCTCACCATTCTTTTGCAGCTTCTTGTTTTCATCACAAAGTTTGCTGATTTGTGTACGCTTAGATTCAATCCATGCATTAGGAATCACAATATGAATTTTAGCAGCAAGAGAGTTACGGAGAAATGAATTAATGTAATCTGCCGTTTCGTTAGAACCTTTAATATAAGCGCGTGTACCTTGATGAGTCTCATTCACTCCGTAAAAATCATCAACGGATTTTTCCCTATGATGGGAGATTGCCGCATACTTATAATTAGCAACCTCTGCCGGGTTGAATTTGGGATATATCCGGAATGTAGATATCCCATATCCCCAACGTCCTACTGCTATATGTTTGAAATCCTTATAATAAACGACATCAGTAGAAACATCTTTCTTTGTAGTGGCCAAACGGCAATGTTTGTTTTCCATGGCTTCAAGTCCTGCTATGGGAACAGTACCCCTGTCTTTTCCTACCGTAAAACGTATTTTTACGAAAAAATCATAGAAGTAATAGTAATTCTTGATGATTGCTTTAGCAAACTCTTTATGATCGCATTCTATTCCGCGCTGTTTCCAACTGTTGAGCCAATCGGTGATTTCGGGACAATCCACCCATTCTTTCGTCAATTTACCATCAATTATTTTAGGTATATAGACACAAGGGCCATGTCCATACAACATTTTGATTTGCTTACTTATCAATCTTGGCAGCAGACGGTTCTTCTTTATATCTGAAGTAATTTCTTCACACTTCATATTGTTGTATCCACGACTGCACACTTGGAAGCCTTGAATACTTTGCCACCGAGGTTCTGAGATACCGGCATCCGCATGCAGTGGAAAGGCAGGATCCGGTCCAAGCAAAGAGGCTCGTGGAGTGTCTCCAATTTGGAAAGAGATCACATTGTCTTCATCTAAATAGCAACCGTAATTGCCTATCATTTTAAGGTCATTCTTACTCATAACCAGTCTATTTTATGTAATTTAAATCCATCTTGTGGAAAGCCCATATAGCGGATAAGAATACGATAGCACATCTTAGGCTCGCCATTATTGTCGGTAAACAGAAAGAGATTGTCGCTGTCGATGCTGAAACGCTCTTCCGGCAACTGTGTCCTCCATTTGCATCCTTCCTTTATAGTCAATTTAGGTATAGCTACCCCTCTCTGCCTTGAGCATGGGAAGAAAGCAATGGTAAAGTTACCATTTGGTAGCTTAGACATTTCTTTTGCCCATTGCATTGCTTGGATACCACTTAGTTTTATTTCCATGCCCGAAATTATGTTGTTTTTATGCATCGGAAAAGGACGCAAACCTCCGTTATCATATTTCCCGAAAGAGGGAAGAGGTTGCCTTGCATACCCAATTCTCAGCGGTGCGTACAGGTTCGGTCGGTATGGTGAAATAAGGATTTTATTTTCAAAACATTAAATCATTGTTTATTAGTGATTTGAATATCATTTCAATGTCAATCCTTGTCATTATTATACCTCTATCAACTTGTTTTTATGTAAAAACAGAATGTTATATGGATATATTATCCGGTAAATTATCCGGCATTGAGGATAATTCACTTTGAACTTTATTGCCGTACCTGCCAAAAAGCAGGTAAATAAGCGCACTGGGTAGTTGGGTTGTAAGCCCGGCTTGTTGCTTTAATGGTACTTTCTTTTCTGATGTCTTATCAAGCTCTATGCGCCCTTCAGTTTTCTTCAATGGTGAAAGCATAATAGCACTACAAAGGTTCTTACATTCATTCTCATCAATCAAAACTTCGGGTAGAACATTACTTCGCCCGCCGAATATAAGAAGGAGTAATTTGAATTGTTGCCAATAATAGATTGTAGACTGTCCCTCATTCATCAGTTCCACCTCAAAACCATAACTTTCCAATTCCCGTTTTAGCGCACGACTATCAGTCGTTATTTGCTCCAACTCTTCACGACGTTTATTACCTGCCCGGTCCGGATACAAGATAATGCGTTTATTCAAAGCATCTGTACCGAAAAACTCATAGAATTGACGTGCGAGTTCCGGTTGCTCTTCCGGATAACAGCAATAAAACTCCTTAATGATACGGAGCCTACGGCCATATTCTTTTTCCTGACCTACAACCAAGCTGGAGAAGTGACCGGGGTCATACCCAACCAGCAATTCATCGCGTTTATCATAGTGTAATAAATAGCGCGCAGTAAGGATAAAGTGCTCTCGCAAGTCCAACCGCAATATAGACTCATAAATGTAACTATCAGCATACTGATGCTTCTCCCTGTTGTAGTTAGCGAAGAATTTGTTAATGACCTCTTTATGGCGGATGGCGCATATAGAAGTCAAAAACTCATCCATATCCAAAGTTTCAAGCTGTGTCTTGAAAAACTTCGGACCAAGTATATCCTTATTGCAGAAAGAACTTGCACGCACATAGAGAGTAGCGTTCCGTCGCATATCTGCCAGGCGGGGTTGCCAAAGAGCGATAATACGGTTTTGCTTGATGATATCCAAACGAACATGTTCCAAGGTAACAGGGTTGGTTATTTCTCTCTGCGAATTTAATAGCTTGTATTTTTGATAAATAGCTTCATTTACATGAAGTGCCACTGTAGATATTTCTTCCAGGAGTTTACGATCCATGTGACGTTCGTATTCCTCAAACCAATCATCTTCTCCCAAATCAACACGTGCCGTATCAGATACACCTGTAATACCTTGGTAATATGGAGAACGGCGGATTTCGGCACTAGCTCCACGAAGAGAAGGAAACAAACGGGTCTTCAATTTTTCCCCTTTATTGTGTTTCATCTCCTCAATAATGGCATGGACTGCAGAACGGCCGGCTACAGATTCAGGCTGATCGGAACTGACCAACTGGATATGATGCCCATCACGAAAAACAACGGAATGCTTGGGGTATGAGATTGGATAACGCGGTCTGCGGAAATGTGATGGCAGTTTAGCTTCGCCAACCACATAATCAATACCATACTCAAGCATCGGACGGACTTTCCCGCCGACTGTTACTTCCTTGGAGAAATAGGCTTGTAGATTGGGCCATACATTGGTCATCAAAGCAACGTAGGTTTTATGCACTAAGAAAGATAGTTCTCCCGGCATGTCATTGGCCACACGAATAATTCGCGGGCCGGTAATACCCTCCGTTTTTCCACCGGCACGTGCCACCTCTGCAAATACATTGTTTGAATCGATTACATTTACCAATATCTGCATTTGGTTCATGTAGTAGCGCTCAAAGCTGTTGTTATATTCTGTTTCCATATCGGATTGTTTTATTCTTCGTTTAGCTCCTCATATTCCGCTTCCTGAATATCAGCGTCACGTAGAAGGCGTTTCTTTTCCACCTTTTCAATAGGCAGGCTATCAATAAGATTAAGGTAGAAGCCTTTATTATGTTTGGCAGCAATTTCCTTTAGTGAGGCTTTGCTGTATCCTAGATCTTCCGGAGTGAGTTCTGGTGAAATGAGAAAGACGATGCCAAGGTTACGGTCAGCTTCGGCAATTTCGGAAGCCCGACGGCGGCATTCTAAAGCGGCAGCATAACATTTTCCCTGGTTCTTGTAGTCTCCGGCAGCTGCACATAATTTGGCAAGGTCTTCATACTTATCGGCGTAGTTAGACTCCCACACTTTGATAGATACATTATTGTCTATATTAAAATAATTGATAGCTGCATAAATACGAGCCTTGCAAGTCCGTTCATCCACATTGATGTGTTGTTGGGCATTAATGCGCTGGCGTAGCTGTTTAGCTGCACGAGTTATGTTGCGTTCATATTCGTAAATCTCAGCAGCCCATTGGAGCTGTTTCAAAAAGACTTGTACTTCAGCCGGAATACCATCACATTTCCCGGTAGTGAGAAAAGCTGATATCAGGTCAGGATGTATCTTATCAAGAGCGTCAAGTTGTGTCATATTCCAAAAAGTTTATTTCTTAAGTCCTTTACAATCCGTTCTTGCTTCCGGGTTTCCAGTGTTTCAATAGCTGACACATCTCCAGTTTCGGCTTTCTTGGCAAGTTCTGCATCAATATTATATTCACCAAGGGCACTACCATTACGGTAAGCATCATAATAGACGTCTCCAGGCATTGCAATGCGAATACCGAGAGCTATTTTTTCTTTTCCACGTAATCCAAGCAAATTACAAATGCGTTCGGGAGAATATCCCAGTGCGCCAAATGTGCGCACTTGAGATACATATTCATCTCCTAACAAGGTGATCTTATCAACATCAGAAGTAGGTGCAAATTCTTTTTTCATGACAGTATGGATTGAGTATCTTCAATAGACTGAAGTTTTCCTTGTCTGATAAGCTGAATAGGCTGTTCCGGAAACATAGCACGATATCTATGTATAGTGGCGGTAACATAACGCGGATCAATCTCCATTGCATAACATATACGGTCAATCTGCTGACAAGCCATGAGAGTCGACCCAGATCCTGAGAAAAAATCTACCACGACCTGACCTGAAGTACTGGAGTTTGATATCGGATAAGCCATAAGAGCAATCGGCTTCATTGTCGGATGGATAGCATTGCGCTGAGGTTTGTCGAAATTCCAAACAGTGGTTTGTTTACGATCAGAGTTCCATTGATGTCCGGCACCTGGTTTCCAACCATAAAGACATGGTTCATGTTGCCATTGGTAATCTTGCCGTCCCATGACCATAGAATTCTTCACCCATATACAACATTGTGCGATTTTAAAACCGGCTTTACGAAGCGATGCACGAAAATTTTCCCCTTCACTATCTGCATGGAAAATATAATAAGATCCCCCTGGTTTAAGTACTTCATACATAACTGAAAACACTTGCTTAAGGAATGTGGCAAACAAATCGTTCTCCATAGAATCATTTTGAATAGTAAGTTCCGCTTCTGTACCCCCTTCGTAATTTACATTATACGGTGGATCCGTAACACATAAATCTGCACGCTGCCCATTCATCAGGGTAGTGACATCAGATTTAGAACGGCAATCTCCACACATTAAACGGTGATTTCCAAGTAACCAAACATCTCCCGGCTGGGCGAAAATCCCTGTGGTGTCTTCTGATGACGGAATAGCAAAATCGACATCATCTTCCATAATACTGTCTGATTCATGTTCTTGGGCAAACAAAGGTGATACCCCAAAGTCCATAGTCTTCACTTCATAGCCAAGATTAAATCGTTGAAGTGTATCGGAGTCAATATTATATTTCTTGAATAAAAGCGTATCCGGATTTTTAATGGCAAATTCAGAATTATAAGCTGCAATTTCTTCTACAGCTTCTTTCTTGTCTGCTGCAAAGATGGGTTCATAAGGAATTTCCGGGATTGTAAATCCGGACTTACGCAATGCGAGCAGTGCTTTCCGCCTCTGATGGGCATCGATAATCCAGAGCTTGCCATCCGGATCCTGCCAGGCTTTGAATGCATACTTGAAACCGCGTGTAATGATGAGCATCTGCAGTTTCGATAACTTATCAGGATCAGATTTCTTGAAATCTTCCTGAAGCTCTAAGAACGAATCCAGCGGGGCAGTAGGTAAACCGCCCAAATTAAACACTTCTATTAGCTTTTCCATTTTACTTTTGAATTTGAAAATCTTGTAATATTGTTTTAAACAAGGCTTCTCGCTCGCGATGACGACGGAGATTTTCCCTATCTTGAGTACGTCGGCCTATACGGTCGGACCTTTTCAAATAAGACTCGTATCTGCGAATGTTATCCGTTACATTCTTATGTAAACGCAAGAACTCTTGCGTATCCGTTTTCAATAGCTTTTCCAATTGTGCTCTCTCTGACTGGTGAGCTATAAGTGGATGAATATAGAGAAACTTCCCAGTGTCGTTGAACGATTGCAGCTCATCGAATGCCTGCAGATTCCGGATACGAAGTTCTACCATGTCCATGATATCACGCTTCGTCGGTTTCTTATCCAAACATTCGTCGAGCTGCTTCATTTGTTTCCATGTAACAACACGATCATTATAAATGAGTGTTGCTATTTGGACTTGCGGGTCGAAGAGGTTGTCCCAGTCGATTTGCGGGTACTCTTCTTGCTTTTGGATTTTACGGGAGCTTGAGACTTCTCTTTTTTTTTCTCTTCCTCCAAAGCTTCTTCAGCTACCTCGGCGCGTGCTTCAGCTTCTTCTTTTGCTTCCTCAGCTTCCTCAAAGTTGGCTTCTGCTTCCTCAGCTCTTTCAATAGCTTCCTCTAATTGTTGCTGTAGTTCACCTTCTCCGTTTTGAGGAGTGTCACCGACACTGTCGGTAACCGTTACTGGTTGTTCGTGTTCCTCTACCTTGGAAGAATCAATTGGAGTTCCAGCTGTTTGAACTGGAGGAGTCTGACTATCAACCGTAGTAGTTGTTTGAGCAGTAACATCAACTGTGGAAGGATCAATTGGAGTTTCAGTTGTTTGAACTGGAGAAGTCTGACTATCAACTGTAGTAGTTGCTTGAACAGTAACATCAACTGTGGAAGGATCTACAGTCATTGTTTCAGTATTCATCTTAGAACGGCGGAACTCACGAATTTCTTCACGCGTGGAATAATCCAACAAGCTGTAAAGAATATCATTAGCATATCGTTTAGAATTCCGGGAATAGGTAGAGATTATCGGAAGATTAGGTTGCTTTTGTATGAGCAATTCAAGGTCATATTTCGCGGCATCCGGATTAAGGAGCGCATTGAAATGCTTCTTTTTTTCTTTAAAACTGTACATAATGAAAAGATTTATATCTTACAAGCTAACACACTAAAAATTAACGTAGTATGTCAGCTTGCAAGAATGGTTCTTATTAAGCTGTCTGGACACGACTTCCCTCAACTTCAATAAGGGTGGAGGGATCCAATACCTGGAAAGTAATGGAAGAACCTGATTTAGCAGTCCATGTTGCACCGTCAATCAGAATGAATGCACTGCTTTCCGCAATAGTAGCAGCTTTATCCGTACCTGTACCCTCAAGAGTGATATAACGTCCTTTATCATTTGCCGTCAACCCGTCAACTGTGGAAATGGTATAAGTTGCTTCACTTCCATCAGGAATTGCATAACGATTATTGGCCGGCTTAATCGTCAGTTTAGTAGCATCCGCTGCGTGCGAAGTTGCCGGCACTCTAATAATATCACCGACATACTTGTAATACTGGTCAATGCTGGTACGTTTAAAGGTGAAGGTTATATAACGTCCATCTTTGTCATTTTTAGCTTCGAAAGATGATAATACCATCGGACGGTCATAATTGCCAAGGATATACCACTGTGTTTCACCGACCTCTTTGAAAATTATAATAAACTTACCACCTGCATGCTGCTCTACAAAGTCAAGTAACTGGTCACGCATACCACCCATGATAATGACGAAGTTATTTTCTCCACTGGTCATGATATCGCCTTTTTCACCCGTAGCCGTAAATGTAGGAATGTCATGCGCTATGAAGTATTTCATATATTGTCCTTCTTTCATCGGAATCGTGCTAATTTCCCTATTCGCGTTGGGCAGAGGAAACGCTACATCCGGATTTACCTGATCAATATCAACCAAATAGACCTTATAGGCTATGTTAGAGCCATGGGTCTTACGGTCGGATACATCATCAACGTCACCTATAGCCATCAATGCAGCCATCGTTGTACCGGAGAAGCCTGTAATTCCCAATGTAGAATCAGGTTCAAGAATCATACCGACAACAAATACCAGTGCGATGAGTGTCATCAGTGAGAGAAAAAAGCGGAGTTGTATTCTACGAGCCGCCTTGTTTCCTTTAAGAAAAGGATCTGAAATTTTTATTGCTTTCATATCAACAATTAAATTAGTTAGTTTTGAATAAATAAAAAGGGCGGGCTATCTTTACCCGCCCCATGTCACCTAAAAACAAACAGATTACCTTATACCGGAATTATCTGACACCGGGAACATTAGGCTGCAATTCAGCATTGACCTTACGTACGCCGCCTACCTGCCGTTCCAGTTCCAGGAAATTCCCCTTACTGTTCAGGATTACCATAATGTAATCACCGACTTTGGTCGGAGTATAAGCAGCTGTGATATCTGCAAATTTTCCCGTCTTGGCAATAGTAGTAGCATTATCCGTATCGCCACATTCGATAATATATGCCACTCCTGCCTTGGCATTGGTAATATCAGTTATGGCTTTAGCCGCAGTATTGGCTGTGGTTACTTGCCAGAAACCTTTTGATGCGTCCATAGTAGTTGCATCCGCTGCCATATCTACAGCCGGTTTGTTCATGAAGATCTGCTGCCATTCATAGTTATTGGCTTTCAGTTTATCCAAACTGTCGAAACGACGGCCGGTAAAGGATGCAGAACAACCTTCTTTCCAAGTGGACCAGGCTTTGACAAGTTCCATGTCTTCCTTATACTTGATGGAGAGCATTTCACCCGGTACATATTCCAAGAACTGAAGGTTGCCGGGGATATCCATGAACATGAACGGGAGCTGTCCCAGGTAAGGTAGCCACACGATACGCATATTAGTGTCAGGAACTATGTGCAGATAACTGTTCGGGCCGGTGAAGTCTATATCCTTGCCATACTTGGTGCGGATATTCTTAATCCACCAAGGCTGATGCATCTTATTAAGGTAAAGAACATGGTTATCCAAATCCATATCTTCCGTACAAGAAGCTGTAACGTCACCGAGAAACTCCTGAACGGCGTCCAGCATATCAGAAGCCGTATAAGAACGGTACTCTTCATTATCATGAGACAGGATCTTGAATTCATGCATGTAGCGGATAAGCGTGTAAATAATACCTGTACCCGCATTGAGATAACTGCCGGCAACACCGGTTTCCGGTTTCACATAAATACCGCGCATACGACGTTTATTCTGTTCTACCTGGGCAGTCTCCAAAGAGTTCAAAATACAGAACTCTATCATATTCCACTTGATAGGATCCGAACCTTCCTTATTCAGATAGGCAATGTACATGCGTTCCAACTCTTTCATTGGACCAAACTTGAGTTTGATCATGGCATCATCTACATGCCCCATCTCGTTTTCAAGTTTCATGTCACCTTTCCAGATATCACCTTGCTGATAAGCCTGAGAAACTTCTGAGAAGAAAGCGTTGAATACGAGGTCATGATCTTGGATACCGTAACGTACCGGGAAATATTGCGTGAGATCGCGTTTCGCGAGTACACGAGCAATCAAAGCATCTTGACGGAGTACTACATGTTGGTTACCTACACCTGCTGTATTAACACCTTCATAATCCGTAGCAAATTCACCAGCAGCCAAGCGCTTGGCGTCGAGCATACCGTTAGCGTGCAGGTAAGCATAACGCTTCTGCAAGGAACGGGAGAAAGCAACAGCTTGTTTGCGGAACGATGCACCTTCAGTCTCTTCATCCCAAGCTCCCAAAGAAGCAGCTGCCGAAGGATTGAGGGTGATTTTGTTCCAGCGTTCGCTCATTGCGAACATCGGACTTTCAATACCAAAAAGGAACTGAGAACGGTCGGCGGGACCGGTAAAGGAAACAGTAGAAGCGATAACCGTATGTGCCGGAACATCATCGGCAGCGCGGTTATTCATACTGTTTACCAAGCCTTGTACGGCAGTAGCAAGTTGCACAAGACCTTCACCTGTGATAGGCTGATGGCTTGCTGTCTGGGCTGCTGTAGTTCCAGCTCCATTATTTTCAGTTCCCGGTTCCTCTGTAGCAGAGGATTGCATAGGATTGATAATACCGTCAAGTATCGTTTGTACTTGGGTTATCTGTTCAGGAGAAATTACATTTGCCTGCTGTTCCACATGGTATGCAGCCAGATCATCTTGTAAAGTAGCTTGATACTCCTTCTCGTAGGAGTTCACAATCTGTGCCCACTCCTCATGGGTGAGCTGATTGGCTTTTGCTTTATCCCACAATTTCAACTTTTGCAGGACAGTTTGAAGTTTTTCTTTAAAATTCATGATGAATTGAGATTAAGTTATAAATAGTTGAGAGCACTTTTCTTTATTTTCTCCAATTCGGAATATCCATTACCGAGTTCTACCGCTTTGGCAATGACCTCAATAAAAGTCATGGATGCGTCAATAAGCCCTTTTTCGATAGCCTGCGGTGTACTGAATGTTTCGCCACGAAATACAGGATCGTCTTCGGGCAGGTTACTTAATTGTGGACGTTCCGCCAAAACGGCAGAAAGGAACTGCTCATTGAGCGGATCCAGGTCTTCTTTTATATACTGTTCAGGTTTGCCATTTAACAGGTCCTCACTTTTCTTGTTTTTCAGATCGGATTTTGAAGCACGAGCCACGATACGCTTAATACCCATTTTCTCGAACCAGCCATCGTAGTTGAAGGCTTCAAGCATAGTACCGATACAACCAATCGTATCGTTGGATGTAAGTGAAGCGATAAAAGAGGAGTGGCAAGTAATGTAATAGCAAGCAGAACAATTGTACTGTTCCACTAAAGTAACAATAGGCTTGTTTAACGAACGCATCGTTTCACTAAGCCGGTCAAGATACCAGGCTTCACCACCCGGAGAGTTAACATGCAGCAAATGGCATGTTATAGCAGGATTTGCTTCCGCTTCCAGCAAATCATATTCAAACTGTTTACTGGAAAAGTACCAACGACAATCCGCAGTAATAAATCCCCAAATACGATGATAAGCAATACTTCCTTCCGGCAGATCCTCAGAGGAAAAGTTATCAGTGATTGTTATACCTTGAAGTTCCGAACGGGCTACTATATTTTTCAAAAGAAGAGAGAGAGCTTTCTGTGATGTCTCTTTATAGGTAGGCGGATCATCATCGAAAAAGAAAGAGGTTGGCTGCTGGTCATCAGCAGTGACTAAAGGAAAAGCCTCCATCATGGCAGAAGCAAAACCTTCTGCCGTAATAAGAAGCTGATGAGGATTTAATGTAAGAAGCTGACGTAGATAAGTTCTGTTCATTGCATATCTTTTCAGCGAAGATAGGCAGCATTCAGAACAGGGTGAAGGACGCTATAGGAACGGGGATTTAAGCATTTTACACTCTATTTTCAGTGTCGCTGAATTTAAATTGGGAGAAATAGCTACGATAGCCGGTAGTTTGTTGTCTCCAATTTGGATATTTCGATGCCTTGTGTCTGTGAATTCAACAATAGCAAATCTTCCTGGCAAGAAGTCGGTTATCACATTCTCCGGCGGAAGGTCTATAGTGATATCTTTATTGCAATTAAAACAACGACCTGCAGCTGATGATTCCGATATTGGAGAAAAAGTAAACTCATCAGCTGTAAAATGGTAGATATCCTGACGCATTTTATTGACAGGACGTACTTTGATTTGGATAGAAAGTTCTCTCATAATAGATAATATATATTTGATATTCAACAAGTTCGCCACGCATTGGACGTTTTTACCGCCATTTTGAGACAAAAAGCATAGTTTGGTCGGTGATTTTTTTAGCTGCTTTTTAACTTCTTTTTATATTCCCGACGTTTTTTCCGCTTCCTTATATTATCCCTCCAGCGATAGAAGTTTTTAAGGAGTGCATCCTCCGTAATACTATCAATGCAATAAGAACACAAGAAATTATGGACGATATCAATATTATTCAGTTCATGCCCGTTCTGATCGTTTTCGTCCATCGCGGTATGGAGCTCTCGATTAAACATACGGCGTACCTCATTCTCTATGATCTTGACTGAACGGGGAGATAGATAGTTATATACCTGTGGATCCTTTCCAATTCGTCTATCAGGTAAAATCAGAGTCAAATTACCTTCATCAATAGGAGACTGGTTCTGATGCCTTCGCGCCATTAATGACCAAACAACATGGTATAAATCCGTATTGTCAGGAATACGGAAAGGTTCATTTGCGCCATTATTATATTTTCCACGCAAATATTCAGCAAGGTAAGGTGTGATTGTAATGCTTGTTGTAATCATGATTATTAACTCTGAAAATATTTTTGAAATCGTTTTTTATTTATTTCTGCTTCCAACCGTCCAACAGTCCAACACATATATTAAAGTTACTGATTTTTATTTAGTTACACAAATTTAATGACTATAAAATACCGTTGGATACCGTCCAACATGTCCAACAAACCGCATTTTTTACATTTTTTGTTGGATTTACCCTGTTGGATGGTTGAAAATCTCAAATCCAACATGTCCAACACCGTCCAACAAAACAACACCTCTGTAGTATATATATATGATTTAAAAAGAAAATATATACTACTATACAACTGCGAGTTACGTTTTGAAATATTTTTTCTTGTTGGACTGTTGGACTGTTGGACACTACTTTTGAAATATTTTCTTTTCAAAACTCTCTCTCTTTTGCTTTTCTTTTTATTCCAGGGGGTACGGGGGATTGAATGATAGGAAACAAGAGTATATCGATTAATATGAAGTGCGAAATTTGTCCGCAAATCAGAATGTAAAAAAGCAATTACTCCCGATGGGGTTGCCACCGGGAGTGAAATGGAAGATTGATTGAGAAAGTTAAAGTCAGGAAAAATAAGCCGGTAGTACCATGGCATCTGGATAACGATTGATGAACGAAAGCATATTCCGTTCACGTTTCTGTTCTCGGCACCTCTTATGATAGGCATGTTTTCTCCGGTAACGTTCCAGTAAATCGGCCAGCAAGTGCTCATAATCTTCAGCACCGACCGTATAGTAAATGCCACAGATGTTGAACACACCAGTGATGGCAACACCGTTTTTACGACGCTTGCCAAGAATGCGGATGGAGAAGTCTTGCAGGTCGATACCCATGGAGTGGAAATAGTCGTAAGGGTTGACCGTAGAGAAATTGATACCCGTTTCGTGGGCGGACGTTCCGAAGCTGTTGGTAGCAGCGGTGGAAACTTTTGCATTGTCAGACATAACAATAAGTTTTTAAAATGAAAGTATCCGTGCCTTTCCCGCTGTCTATCACATCTACCAAATGCTGTGGGCGCATTAACGCTCCACGCGGGGGTACACGGATACCATATATGGTACATAATATGTCCGGGCATAAAAAATGCCTGCACCGAAAATGCAAGCTCGCTGCCCGCATTTGATAGAATATGTATGATAGACATTGCAAACATAGTGATTATTTTTGGATTGTGCGGCATTTTACCCGGGGATTTTTATTCTTCGCTCACTTCTTCAGTTGAAAACGGTAGATTCAACTGGCGGTTGTTCGCCCTCCAGTCCTCGATGGTGAGCTTCATCACCTGATTCAACTCAGACTTAGCCTCATTCATCAACTTCTGTGCATCCTTGAAGCGGCGCTGGCACTCTTGGTACTCGGTCACTTTCTTCTCCATAACCTCCTGCTTTTGTTTGAGGAAGGTTTGCGGCTCGGTGAAGTGCTCGAACAATACTTTGTAGCACTCCGTCTGATAACGCAGGACGGACTCTCTGGCATTTTCGTTGACTTTGGATGTGTCGATGGAGAAGAGCCAGCCGAAGATGTACATGTAAGGAATGGCATACATCTCATACGTCTTTCCATCCTTTCCAGTTGCGTGTATGATACACGCAACTGAACTGAGTATTTCATTCCGTTCGATGCGTTGTTTTTGGCCGTTTGCATCAATGCCCAGTGCCTCGCATATCGGGCGGATGGGTACCAGTTGTTCGTCACTCGTAGATACTATATCTACATTGTTCACTCTTGCGATAATCTTTGTTTTCATAATCTGTTCGTTTTAAAAGTTGGCAATCTTTTGGTTCTTATTCTCCGGTGACCTCTTCCGTTTCCCCAGCCATTTCTTCTACGGAGAACATGGATTTGAAATTACTTATTCTCTCTTTCTTACGTAAATCAAGTAGCCTTCTTTCTTTTTGCTCCGCTTTCTTGAGTTCCTCTATCTCTTTCTGTATGGGATGATCGGCCAGGAACTGCTCCTTCTGGGATATTTGGGTTTGTATCCGGGCTATCTCTTTCAAGTTCTTTTCGTCTTCAGCATACGAGCCAAAAAGTATTTTGTCAATAGTAGAATAAACCCAAATCTCAAAATCAGGATTGAGCCAGGAAGCAAACTTGAGCGCCAATATCCGATGCATGAAGGTACCGCTCTTCTGATTAGAACGGTATAAATCAGACTGTGAAAAAACCTTTAAATAATCGGAATTCCGACTATTTAAACATGCATTAACAAATTGTTTGGTTGATTCGTTTTCCATAAAATGGGCGATGTTCTTACCGAACACTTTCGCCATTTGGGTTGCATTGACCATCACATTCTTGTCGTTGATTTCAAAACCAACTGTCTTTCCGTTGTATTCAAATTCTTTTGTTTCCATTGTTGTTTTTAGGTTTATAATAAAAATCAGAAATCAATGTCTTGCGGAGCATGGCTTGCATCGATAGGGTCATTATCAGAGTTCGGATTGGGTATTCTATCATCAGAACTGCGTTGCAAATCAATCCCATACAGTTCCTGGAATATTTCATAATTGATTGCAATACAACTTGAGTTAGTAAATCGTTTCTCAACCTTTCGGACCATATCGTTATTGAGCTTGACATCAATGCCTGTTTCGTTAGGCATATCTTCTTCAAATCCACCTCGTGGTACTTCTACCACTTCATACCAATTGAACCGCCGGGCATGTACTGAACCTATATAACTGGGATGTGAACGCAGGTTCTGCTCAATAGTGGATTGAGTGGATTCTTCCTGATTGTACGAGGACCTGGCATACTGTGTATATATTGTACTGACACGTAAGAATAAGACCCTGTTGCCTGTAGGGATAGGCATTTCCTTCTTTTCACCACCTGGCAATTTGATGGTTATGCGCTCCGGAGTATCAATAGCGAAGTCTCTACCTTCTTTGATTGCCTTCGTATCAATCATTACGTCCATTGCCTTAAAGAAAGTGGCCAGTTTATCTGTTTTAGATATCAATTCCACCTGGAACTTAATTTTGTTTTTAGCGATTTGAAAAAACTCATCGTATGTAAATGGGAGATTTAGACCTGTGTAATCCTGAATAAGCCTACAGGTTGCCAAGAATAATGAAGCAGTTTTCATAAGACGGTCTATCTCTCCGGCGTTAACCAGGGCTTCCTTCAGTTCATCGTAAGCCTTTTGTTTGAGTGCCCGGAAATGCTGCATCACCAGTGGTCGCAGCTGAAGAACTTCAAATAGTACATTTGAAAGACCGATTTTGGAAGGATCCTCTATATCCTTGAGCTTATTGAAAAGCTCGACTTCTTCCTGTGTACGATTTTTTGGTTTCGGCACTTCGCAAACAATGATACGGGACATCAGGGCATTGTCATCGCGCTGGGGTGTTTCCTGGCCGCAAATAATAACCGGTGCATATACCTTGTCGTTTTCAATTTCTTTCCCGGAAGTACCCTTTCTTTTTTGCCGGCCGTCACCGTCGTAAACAATGCCTTTCAACGCCTGGAACTTTGTATCTGATATATCTTTATTGTTATATTCATCAAGGACAACCGGGACATCCCGGAACGTGCTCATCAATGTGGACATGGCAGCATCGGTACCGATGTTCAGGTTGAAAATGGGCACCTTGGGCGAGATGAACAGTGAGCGTATCGATATCGCGATCTGCGTCTTTCCGGAAGACATCGGTCCCATGAAGAACGGTGCTGTAAACAAGCGGTCTATACAGTGTATATTACTTCTGAAAGCGCACATTATTGCAAAGAGAATAGCCCATTTTCCATTGTCGTTAATCTTGTACACGCAATTCATCAGTGAAGCCCATTCTTCAAAAGTACAGCGCTTGTCTGCAGGAATTTCTTTGTAAATGAGTTGTGAAATCAGTTCGTATTTGTCAGACTGCCGGCCGGAACCGGCATAAATGGTGGAGAATGCCGGCAAATAATAGTTTTTTGCGTTATGAGTGACAACTCCAAGTTCGTTGACCGGATCGAAACGCGGCGTACCATCAACAACATGAAATATACCGTTGGCAAAAGCAAAGAACTGCTGGTCTTCTTGACGGGAAAAACCGTCGGTCTGTTGGTTGCCATAAGTAGCAATTTCAGTACACATGACATAGTGACGACTCATATATTCACGTATTTTTGTCCAATGTTTTTCTTCACCATTGGTAAAGTTTACCGCATCGAGGTTAAGCAACTTTTCTTCAATGGTACTCTTCTTTGCGAGGGTTTTGGATTGAACCTCTATATACAACGGGGTCTTGTAATAGCGACGGTTTATCTTGAGTACCCGCTTGTTTTCCTCATCGTTGTCTGAATAGATGTGCAGCAAGGGAATCATGTAGAAATCGCCCACCATGGTATGGCCGGACTTCTCATTCTTGAAGAGGTAGCACACCGGCTCTCCCTGCTTGTTCAGTTTGGGATAATAGTTGCATTGCTTGAACATTTGCATGTATTCGGGATTGTCCTGGACATAGCGTGGCAGTTCGTCGGGGTCGTAGTTCTCGTCTTCGTAGTCGTCGTCGGTGCGTTGCGCGTTGATTGCCATGCGGGACTTCCGTTTGGCAAGGTATGGCTTCAGGATTTCAGTAAGTGCCTGCTTCGTTAGTCCGAGACAACCGTAGAAAAAGGCAAAGTTGATGATACGTACAGAATCATCGGCGTAGCTGATTACTTCCGCGCAACGCTCAACATAAGGCGAGCGTTCGCCATTGAAAGTTTTAAAGAACTCTTTGTGTAGATAAATATAGTATTTGGCAAAGTTCCAGCTTTCAATACTGTTTTCATTTTCTTCGGAATATTCATCATCCTCCTCATTTTCTTCGTCATTATCTGAAGGATGTTTTTCAACAGATACCGTTATCGCTGTTATCCCTGCCCGGTACATAGACACAAGGGCGGCCAAATAGTGGGACTCCTTGCCATCTTTAAAAATATTCAATCCGTCACATTCTGTAGTGAATAGTTGCCCGGACTGACGAAGCTGTATAATATCACTCTGCATGGGAACCTCATGTACATAAACAATAGGCGTATCCCCATAAAGAGTGATAAATTCTTGATAGTCCTGTGTTAAAATAATAGGTTCACTACCGGAACGTACATCCTTCAGTATTTCAAGTCCATAAATACCCGGACTCATCTGGCTCTTTTCTTTGACATTGGCGGTTCTTTTGCTTTGAAGGAGATTATTGATTACCCGACAAATGACTTCCGTATTCGTATCAAATTGTCTGGCCGCAGTTTCTATACATTTCAAGCGGAGAGTTTCAGAAGGTATAGCTGCCAATAACCTGCAAATCTGTTGTATAGCTTCCTCCTCTTTGTTAGGATCCTCTCCAGGATTGCTACCCCGCAGCAATGGTGCAAAATATCCTACGAAATTGATGGTATGGTTCATTAGCCATTGCCCGGTATCCGCTTTCAGTTGTTGTGCCAGATCATCCGGATCTGTACCCATCTGCAATGCAACAGCACTTACTTGAAAGCCGGCAGAAAGAAACGTTTCGCAATGTTTAAGTGAAGCTTTGATTCCTGCTACATCGGAATCGTACATAAGGGTAACCTTTTTTGTAAAACGGCATATAAGCTGAACCTGTTCCGGGGTTAGGGCAGTGCCGCCACCTGCAATGACGTTACATACCCCTGCCTTATGCATCGAAGTGACATCAAACTGTCCTTCTACTAAGTAAACATTGTCGTATCGGGCAATGGCAGATTTTGCTTGGTATAATCCAAAAAGATGTAATCCTTTTCTGAAGAGTGGGGTATCACCTGTATTAACATATTTGCCGGCTTTTTCTTGGGGTATCACATAACGCCCGGAATAGCCTATGATATTCCCTTTTAAATCGAAATACGGGAACATAACCCTGTCTCGAAAAACGTCATAGACGTATCCCTTATCCGTTTCTGCCAATATGCCAACCTCAATAAGCCTTTGTTTGGAAAAGCCAGCAGACAGAAGCTCGTCTTTAGCCTTATTATTCTGTGGGGCATAACCAATTTGGAAGTCTGCTATAACTTTATCGTCCAAGTTATATCCACGTGAATAAAGGTATGATTGGGCATCCGGCAAGTGTTTCTTAAAGAAAGTGGCAGCTGCTTTCATTGCAATACGTTGCGCTTCACGATCCTTTGCTTTAGCAACCTCATCATCCGACATAACCCGTTCTGGTAATGTTATCCCTGCCCGGTTGGCCAGCCATGTAAGAGCCTCATTGAAAGACATGCCCTCATGATCCTGGACAAACTGGATTACATCCCCGCCTTTTCCACAAACAAAACATTTATAAGTCTGTCGTGAAGGACTAACAGTCATAGACGGGTGCTTATCCGGATGGAACGGACATGTACCTATATAATTGATACCTCTTTTGTGCAGAGAAACGAATTGGCCAATGACATCTACAATTTCATTGGCATCCTTGATTCTTTGCTTTAATTGTTCATCAATCATTGTTTCCCTCCTCAAATATACATAATTGACGTGCCTCAAACGCTTCTTCCAATGTTATGCCAAAATATTTCGACAATGCAATGTATTCGGTCTGAGTTATATTCTTGCGGCCATGGAATAAGTCCCACCAACGCATTTGATTGATACCGACTTCGTGATAGAAAGTACGAGTCGGCATAAAGTTCTCCGGATGCCGGAACTTTATCCTTAGCATTTCCTGCACTATGTTCCGTTTGACCGTTTGGCCACAAACAATATGGTTACGGTGCATATATAGTTTTACAGCCAAAACAGACTTTCCCAGATGTTCAGCCATCTGTTCCAATGTCATCTTATTGACATTATCCCTTACGAAACCGTCTTCGTGAGGTTGCCATCTTCCATTGTTCATAGCTTTCTTTCCTCCATATTTGTGTATAATCATCATTAAATTCGTACTCCGGATGTGTGTTGATATAGCAGCAACAAAACTTGATGAAGAGCTCCTGCTGCTCTGGGATGATAGAGTTGGCAATATCATAATATCTGCCTGTCTTCAGTTTTTCAAGAGCATTATACACTCTTCTTTCAAAATCAAGAAAAGCATCAGTACCCAATTTGGTCAGAAACTCATCTATCCAATCAAGGTTCTCCATACGATATTTTATAAGGCTTTCCATCCGCTTATGATTGGGTTATCCTCTTCTGCTCCTCAAGGCTGCGAAGGGGAAGATCATACTTCCTTTTGCGAATAGAAGAATAGAAAGAAAAACATTGTCCGGCATCATTCCAACGAAATCGTCTCCAATAAATAATGATTTTTCGCTCTCCGGAAATAGTCACTTTTTTAGGTATTGGAACCCGGCCATATATTTTTTGTACAAAGCGTGAATGCTTCTTATGGTAGAATACCCTGTCTAATTTGTATGAGCATACGTGCATTGCCTGCTCAAAGTCTTTTGTATTATACATATCTTTTTTCTTAGTTTATTATTTCAAAAGTTACTTTTACCTTTTTACATCGATAACCTCTTTTATACCATTGTTTCCATGTGAAAGAGCTACCTATACACCATTTTCTAATACACTCGCTTCGGTAGTATTTCTGTGTATTCATCACAATTAAGCCATCCGGATATAGAATGACATACATAATGTCTTCACGCATATTAGTTTCTTGCTATTTTGTTATTAGTTATCTTCTACTGTAACAGATTCTATCTTTTCATGCTGGGAATTGCTGCCTTTCAACAAGTCATATTTTACTCTATCGGCAATCCGATCATTACTGATGGTATTCTTATCCTCGTAATCGTAGGATATGACAATAGTTATCTTCTTCTTTTTCATTTTTCTATTGTTATCCGCCAATTATTTTTCAAAAAACCTTTCAAAAACGTCGCAATTATACTGTCCCTTAGTCAATCTGATAATTTCGGAGATAGTGTATTTTTCTTTCCGGGATGCAAGCACATTTTTCACGAACATCTTTGTACCGGCAGCGCAAGCTCCGGTAATAACACGATACGCTTCAATGGCTTGCGCAAATGTCAGTTCACTTTCAAGTGTCAAGTTCTCATATTTGCTCTTGTCACGGTTGGATATCTTATATATCAAATCGTCCTTAGCCTCTTTCAGAGTGTCACCATGAGACCATTTGCCATATCCGTCCGTAATGAGAAATCTTTCTTCCGTTTCTCCAATTTGGCGAATTTTGTAAACCTTACTTTTGTGGGATATAACCTTAGAGAATATGCCATCCACTTTGATATATTCAAAATTGCGCCACTGGACGAAAGCGGGAACATTACGATTTATATTGCTTATATCAGTGATTCCTGTGCCTCTGATATAAATGTCTCCACCGACAGTTAACCCTTCTGGCAATTGGGTGATGCCTGTGCCTTCCAGGTCAAGATAGCCACCGACAGTTAACCCTTTTGGAAATTGGGTGATGCCTGTGCCTCTGAGGTCAAGATAGCCACCGACAGTTAACCCTTCTGGCAATTGGGTGATGCCTGTGTCTCTGAGGTCAAGATTGTCACCGACAGTTAACCCTTCTGGCAATTGGGTGATGCCTGTGCCTTTGAGGTCAAGATTGCCACCGACAGTTAACCCTTCTGGCAATTGGGTGATGCCTGTGCCTCTGAGGTCAAGATAGCCACCGACAGTTAACCCTTCTGGCAATTGGGTGATGCCTGTGTCTCTGAGGTCAAGATAGCCACCGACAGTTAACCCTTCTGGCAATTGGGTGATGCCTGTACCTTCCAGGTCAAGATTGCCACCGTAATGCAATTCCCCATCTTTTACTTCAAGCGTATAGCCTGTTTTGTTTTCAAAGTCTTTAACTGTTTCTGTTTGCATATTATTCATTTTTAAATTGTTACGAATTAAATTGCTTGATAAGTTCTTCGACTGTTGCCTTGTGAGTTTTTGAGTAATCGAATTTAATTAATTGGAAATACTCTTTCAGTTCAAGAAGAGAGTGAATATCACTGATTACCCATTTCTCACCATCAGTAAACCATTGATGAATATCTGAATCATTCCGTAGGGATGCTAATGCAAGAAACAAGTCCTCATTATCTTCACAATTAATGAATCCGGCTAAATCAATTCAATTCACCGAATGATATAATGTTCGTAGATACTCCACAAACACAAGGATATGTAACATTCTCTGGTATTCCAGTTACTTTCTGTAAATGGGTTGTCATTTGTTGCCATCTTCTTATTGTTTATTAAGTTAGTAAATCATCGTGCGGATGCCAGGAATCGAACCTGGTGGACACCATGCACCGCTTTATTTAAGATGGTTAACATGCCAATAGGTTATCATTGCAGGGATGTCTCGTAAATGAAGTCTTGCTTTGATATTTTCGCGATGGCGGTCAACAGTAAATTTGGAAATGGATAGTTCTGCAGCAATTTCATCAGAACGCATATTTCGTACAATGAGCCTGAATACTTCCATTTCTCTCTCACTTAAATTATTGTCTAATTCAGGTTTGCAAACAACTCCCTCTAATGGGCACTCTCCTCGAAGAGGGCATTTGACCTCTTCGAAAATAAAATTGCCATTAATATCAATATCACGATTGTACTGGTCATATTCGCCGAAGTTGCACCGAATGAACCTGTGTACAACACTGTATTCAAAATGCTTTTTATTCATTGTACGAGTAGAATAAAGCTTCATCAATGCTGCATGAGCCTTAGGATATCGATCACTAATAATAGTGAGCATCTCGGAAATAAACTCATAATCATTCTCTTTCAGACGTCGTGCCGGTTCATTGACGGCCTTAATCATGACATCTCCATCTGGAGTATTATAAAATTCGATATTTTGAAACATAGTATGTATCATTTTATAAGGACTTGCATTTGCCCCCCTAAATCTTTAGTTTAGCGGTAGTTCACTGGTTTTGGCTATAACATCTGCCTGTCAGTTCTTCGAAGGGAATAACAAAGTTGTATTGAGTCATTAGCTCGCTAAAACACTTTTCCTCCAATGGCTTGAAAGTATTATTGCGTAGCTTTACATAAAAAGAAGGATATGATACACCACTCTTTTTCAGAAATGCCTCTCTGAATTCTTTTTTGTCCTGTTCGCTCAACGCATCATACTGGTCTTTAAATACCATTTTACTAAGATTTTGTTCCTTTTTCAT